ACAGCAACGAATGATAATACTAATGTCTATTGGAGATTGATTGAGAACCCAACATTAACTGGTGCAAGTTGGACAGATCATCCAGATCCAAACTCCTTTATCCAATACGACACAAGTGCTACTGCTATAACTGGTGGAAATATTATCCTGAGTGGATTTACGATTTCTGGTGGTTCTTCTCTTGTAGAGGTTGATGATAAGGCAGGACTACAGATTGGTAGAAGTGGTATTGGAACGATTAGTGATATATACACTTTAGCATGTGCTTCACCTAATACTAACAAAGCAGCACTCGCAGTATTAAACTGGATTGAACAAAGGTAATTTTTTATGAGTGAAGTATATCTTGGTAATCCTAATCTAAAAAAAGCAAATACACAAATTGAGTTTACAGAGGAACAAATTATTGAGTTCCTCAAATGTAAAGAAGATCCCGTATATTTTGCAAGGAAATATATAAAAATTGTTTCTCTTGATGAAGGTCTTGTGCCTTTCGATATGTATCCGTTTCAAGAGAAGTTAATTCAAAACTTCCACGATAACAGATTCAATATTTGTAAGATGCCACGTCAGACGGGCAAATCTACTACGTGCGTATCTTATCTGCTTCATTATGCAGTATTTAATGATAATGTAAACATTGCTATCCTAGCAAACAAAGCATCAACTGCTAGAGACCTTCTTGGAAGATTACAAACTGCATATGAAAACTTGCCTAGGTGGATGCAACAAGGTATTGTATCATGGAACAAAGGTAGTCTGGAATTAGAAAATGGGTCCAAAATTTCGTCTAACTCTACTTCTTCATCTGCTGTCCGAGGCGGATCCTATAATGTCATCTTTCTTGATGAGTTCGCATTCATCCCGAATCACATTGCTGATGACTTCTTTGCCTCTGTTTATCCTACTATTTCTTCTGGATCGAGCACGAAGGTAATTATCGTTTCTACCCCTCGTGGTATGAATCACTTCTACCGCATGTGGCACGATGCGGAAAGAGGTAAAAATGAATATATACCAACAGAAGTTCATTGGTCAGAAGTTCCGGGTAGAGATACAAAATGGAAAGAGCAAACAATTGCAAATACTTCTGAACAGCAATTTAAAGTTGAGTTTGAATGCGAATTTTTAGGTTCTGTCAATACTCTTATTAATCCAGCAAAACTTAAAAATCTTGTTTATGAAAATCCCATAAAAAGAAATGCAGGACTTGACATTTATGAAAATACAAAACCAGAAAATAATTATCTCATTACTGTTGACGTTGCTCGCGGTTTGGGGAACGACTATTCTGCTTTTATCGTGTTTGATATCACACAATTCCCGTACAAGGTCGTTGCAAAGTACAGAAATAATGAAATCAAACCAATGCTCTTTCCAAACATTATTGAAGAAGTTGGAAAAGCGTATAATGATGCCTGGTTACTAATAGAAGTTAATGACATTGGTGATCAGGTTGCAAGTATTTTACATTATGATTTGGAATATGATAATCTTCTCATGGCATCAATGAGAGGTCGGGCAGGACAGATTGTGGGAACAGGATTTAGTGGAAAAAAATCTCAACTTGGTGTTCGAATGACATCTGCAGTTAAGAAGTTGGGTTGCTCTAATCTTAAAACATTTTTAGAAGATGATAAATTATTGACAGTTGACTATGAAATTATTAATGAATTAACTACATTTTCTCAAAAACATAATACATTTGAAGCGGAAGAGGGTTGTAATGACGATTTGGCGATGTGTTTAGTTATATTCTCTTGGTTAGTTGCTCAAGATTATTTTAAAGAAATGACAGATAATGATATTCGTAAAAGAATATATGAAGAGCAAAGAAATCAAATAGAACAGGATATGGCGCCATTTGGATTTATATCTGATGGATTCGATAATGTGGAAGAATTTGTAGATAATCAGGGTGATCGGTGGTATACAGATGAATATGGAGATAGATCTTTTATGTGGGAATATATGTAAATAGAGGAAATAATAAATACTTTTAGATAAATTTGGATTGCGAGGGAAGTTAAGATGCCATTAAATTTAGCATCTCCTGGTATTGTAGTAAGGGAAATTGATTTAACAACCGGAAGAACTGCTCCTGCACAAAATAGAACCGGAGCACTTGTAGCACCTTTCTCTCAGGGACCGGTCAACGTTCCAATTTTGATTGAAAATGAAAGTGATCTTTTAAATACTTTTGGTCAACCATCTTCAACTAATAAGCAGTATGAATATTGGTTTACAGCATCTTCTTATCTCTCTTATGGAGGAAATTTAAGGGTCGTAAGAGCAAATGATACTAAGTTAAAAAATTCAGTAGCAGAAGGAACTGAAGTAAAAATTGATAGTTTAGATCATTATAATGATCTAGGATATGACGAAAATACTCTCTCAGGTAGATTTGTAGCAGCAAGAAATCCAGGAACCTGGGGAAATGATTTAAGAGTTTGTATTATTGACAATTTTGCCGATCAAATTTTAACCGGAATTGATACATCAGCAAATAATATTGTAGTTGGGTATGGAGTTACTCAAGATCTGTCAGGTAAAGTATCTGCCGGTGTAGGAACAACTACAGTATTAGACGGATATTTAAAAGGTATCATAACTGGTATTGGAGCTTCCGTTGGATTAGGAACAAGTCAAATTTCCGTTAAAGTTCTTTCAAAGGTATCATCAGCAGGAACAGAAACTTCAGTAGAGTATCAAGAATCTAGCAATTATGCTTTCAAAGCAGATACTTTATATTTCTTAGATAACACAAAAGAAAATGGAGATTCACCAACAGGATCTGCACAATCTGCTACATCAGCAATAGATTGGTTCAATTCTCAAAAAGTTGGTGTAACAAGTTCTTTAACTATTGATTGGAGTAGTGTTGCACCAAGACCTGGAACATCATCTTTTGCCGCAGCAAGAGGATCTAAATTTGATGAAGTTCATATATTAGTTATTGATGCAAAAGGATCTGTTACAGGAAATGCAGGAACAATTCTTGAAAAACATCTAAGTCTTTCAAAAGCAAAGGATGCAGAGTTTTCAGCTGGTTCGCCATCTTATTGGAGAAAGTATCTTGCCAATAATTCCGAATATATTTTCGGTTTAGGAGAACCATTGGGAGTTACTTCAACTAGTTCTGGTTTCTTATCAAATGAATATACATTAATCACTGACAATGCTTGGGATCAAAACGCCGAAGGAATTACTTTCAAATCTGCTGGAGCAAAGGATTACTCCTTAACAAACGGAAAAAATTATGGTGGACAGGTTGGATTTGGAACAACATCACTTTCCCTTAAAGCAAATTTGAGTGGATTATCTGAAGGATATGATTTATTTGAAAATACTGATAATTTTACTGTAGATTTTCTTTTAATGGGATCTGCATTTCATACAAAAGAAGACTGCCAAGCTTTGGCAAATAAAATAATTTCAGTTGCTGAGTTGAGACAAGATGCGATAGCATTTGTTTCTCCAAATAGAGGTTCTTTACTTAGTGATACTTCAGACGAAACTGCTGTAAATGTTTATTCTGCAGCAACAATTACAAATAATTTAATCGAATATTACTCACCAATTACTTCATCTTCTTATGGAGTATTTGATAGTGGATACAAATACATGTATGATAGATTTAATGATACATTTAGATATATTCCTCTAAATGGCGATATTGCAGGTCTTTGTGCTAGAACTGATATTAATTTGTTCCCTTGGTATTCTCCAGCAGGAACAGCAAAAGGTGCCATCTTAAATGCAGTTAAACTTGCATACAATCCAACAAAATCTCAAAGAGATAAATTGTACTCTGCAAGAATAAATCCTGTAGTATTCTCTCCAGGAGCTGGTATTATTCTTTTCGGAGATAAGACTGGATTAGCAAAAGCATCTGCGTTTGATAGAATTAATGTTCGTCGTCTATTCATCTATCTTGAGGATGCAATTTCTGCGGCAGCAAAAGATGCAATGTTTGAATTTAATGATGAAATAACAAGAACCAATTTTGTAAATACTGTCGAACCATTCCTTCGTGATGTTCAATCAAATAGAGGAATCACTGATTATGTTGTTATTTGTGATGAAACAAATAACACTGCTGCTGTGATAGATAATAATGAATTCGTTGCTGACATTTTCATTAAGCCAGCAAGATCAATTAACTTCATTGGTCTGACCTTTGTTGCCACCAAGACTGGTGTTGATTTTGAAGAAGTAATCGGAAACTTTTAATTAGAATAGAGGTTCTAAAACTATGGCAACTAGAAATCAAGTCAATAATATTCCGCTAAGAAAAATTACTGATTTTAAAAGTAAATTAACTGGCGGTGGCACAAGATCTAATCTATTTGAAGTTGAACTTTCTTTCCCAACAGCAGTTGGTATTGATGCAGTAACTTTAGATAAGACAAGATTTTTAACAAAATCTGCTGCTCTTCCAGCATCAAGTGTTGCTCCTATTGAAGTAGCTTTCAGAGGAAGAACATTAAAATTAGCTGGAGATCGCACCTTTGAAAGTTGGACTATCACTATCATTAATGATGTAGATTTTTCAATTCGCTCATCTTTTGAAAAATGGATGAATTATATTAACCGTCTTTCTGATAATACTGGTTCAATTGATCCATCTACATATCAGGCAGATGCTTTTGTTCATCAATTAAATCGTGATGGATCTATCCTCAGATCATATCATTTCTATGACATTTTCCCAACAAATATTTCAACAATCAATCTCTCTTACGATAGCGAAGCAATAGAAGAATTTACTGTTGAAATGCAAATTCACTGGTGGGAAGCAATTAAAGGAAGTTCTCCAGTTGCTGGTGGTGAAAACATTAACTAAATAGTCAATAACAACGAGTTAAATTTATAAAATGGCGAAACTTTTTGGTTTTTCGATTGATGATGAAAAAGAAAGGTCTAAATCTATAGTATCCCCCGTTCCTCCTGCAGATGAGGACGGGGTTGACTATTTTATTCAATCAGGATTTTATGGTCAATATGTAGACATTGAAGGTGTTTATAGAACTGAACATGATTTAATTCGTCGTTATAGAGAGATGGCTCTTCATCCAGAATGTGATGGAGCTATCGAAGATGTAATTAATGAAGCAATCGTAAGTGATCTTTACGATTCTCCAGTAGAAATAGAATTGAGTAATTTAAATGCTAGTGATAAATTAAAGCAAGTTATTCGAGAGGAATTTAGATCCATTAAAGAAATGATGGATTTTGATAGAAAATCTCACGAAATTTTTAGAAATTGGTATGTTGATGGTAGAGTATATTATTTAAAAGTCATTGATATTCAAAATCCGCAAGAAGGGATCAAAGAGCTCAGATATATTGATCCCATGAAAATGAAGCATGTTCGTCAAGAAGTTAAAAAAAATGAAGATAATAAAATCAACAATTTAACATCGTCTCAGGATCCAGCACTAATTTATTCTCAAATCGAAGAATATTTTATCTACACTCCAACTCCAAATTATCCGATGGGATCTATTTCAGGATCATCCAAAGGAGCAATTAAAATTGCGAAAGATTCAATTACATATTGCACTTCAGGTTTAGTAGATAGAAATAAAGGATCAGTTCTTTCTTACCTTCATAAAGCAATCAAAGCACTCAATCAACTTCGCATGATTGAGGATTCACTTGTAATTTACAGACTTTCAAGAGCACCTGAGAGAAGAATTTTTTATATTGATGTTGGCAATCTCCCTAAAGTAAAAGCGGAACAATACCTTAAAGAGGTTATGTCTCGTTATAGAAACAAACTTGTTTACGATGCAAATACCGGAGAAGTTCGTGATGATCGTAAATTTATGAGTATGCTTGAAGATTTTTGGCTTCCTAGAAGAGAAGGTGGGAGAGGAACGGAAATTACTACTCTTCCAGGTGGTCAAAATCTTGGAGAACTTTCGGATATTGAATATTTTCAAAAGAAACTTTATAGAGCATTAGGAGTTCCAGAATCAAGAATTGCTGCAAATGATGGATTCAATCTCGGACGTTCTTCTGAAATTTTAAGAGATGAACTTAAGTTTTCCAAGTTTGTTGGTCGTCTGAGAAAGAGATTTGCTCAATTATTTAATGACATGTTGCGCACACAGTTGCTGCTAAAAAATATTGTTACTCCAGAAGATTGGGAAATTATGGAAGATCATATTCAATATGACTTCCTATATGATAATCATTTTTCAGAACTCAAAGAAGCAGAATTGTTACAAAATCGTTTATCTTTACTTACAACAGTTGAGCCATATATTGGAAAATATTATTCAACTGAATATGTTCGCAGAAGAATTTTGCGTCAAACAGATTCTGAAATTATTGATATTGATACGCAAATTGATATGGAAATTGAAATGGGTATTCTTCCAGATCCAAATGCCCCGACAGATGAATTTGGAAATCCTATTCCACAAAATCCAGAACAATCTCTTGGGAATATCCCAAAAGATCCTGATGTAAGTGGAACTTCTACTCAAGCTCCAGAAATAAAAGGAACATAGAAAAATATAAATAAGTTTATAGTTATAGCATAGTTCACATGGAAGATCTTGTCGATTTGATTGCAACTGATGGATCCGCATCAGATGTTTCGGATAAAATTAAAGAAATTTTATATAATAAAGCTTCTGAAAGAATAGATAATGCAAGACCTGAAATTGCAGCAATGATGTTTGATAACACACCAGAGGAAGAAGAATAATGGCAAGAACTTTAATTAAAGGAAATGAAGTAGTTGTTCCAACATCTGCTGGTATTGGAATTAGTTTTTCTGAAGCAACCGTAGTTAGACTTGTAAACACAAGTTCTGATCCAAGAGTAATTACAGTTCAAGAAACTGCTGGTGGAACAGGAATTGGTTCATTTACCATGCTAGGTTCGACTACAGAATATTTGGAAAAAAATCCATCATATACAGTATTTGCAAGTGCTAGTGGAGTTCTTGGAGCAAAAGTAGGATTTACCGTATAAAAAAAATGAAATTAATCACGGAAGAAATTCAAAAAGTAGAATTTATCACAGAAGGAAAAGGTGCAGATCAAAAACACTATATTAAAGGTGTTTTTCTTCAATCCGAATGTGTAAATCGCAACGGAAGAATGTATCCTTTTCCAATCATGGAAAAGGAAGTTAAAAGATATAGCGATAACTTCATTAGTAAGGGTCGCGCTTTAGGAGAACTTGGTCATCCTGATGGCCCTACCATTAATTTGGATAGAGTTTCGCATAAAATTTGTGAGCTAAATCAAAATGGAAACAATTTCATTGGTAAAGCTCAACTTCTAGAAACTCCAATGGGAAAGATTGCAAAATCTTTAATTAAAGAAGGAGTTACTTTAGGTGTTTCTTCTCGCGGTGTTGGATCACTTAAAATGACCAATCAGGGTCATAAAATTGTTGGTGATGATTTCATGTTAGCAACTGCTGCTGATATCGTTGCCGATCCTTCTGCTCCTGATGCTTTTGTTCAGGGAATTATGGAAGGAAAAGAATGGGTGTGGGAAGGTGGAATTCTTCGTGAACAACTTGCAGAAAGAACCCAGAAGACTATAAACACTCTTGTTGATCAAAAAAGACTTGAAGAGCATAAACTTGCTCTCTTTCAAAGATTTCTTCTAGATCTTTAATTTATAAATAAATATAGATTAATACAATAAATCTAAAAGCAAATGTCCGTTGGTAGTAATTTACAAGAAATGGAAAACGTAGTAACCAAAGGGGCAGCACCTGCCGAACCAATGCAATCCGGTAACGCTTCTGGAGTAGCAACTCCTGGGCAAGGATATGAAGATTTAGGTGGTCCTACTCCAGAAAATTATAGAGTCGATGATGACTCTGCACGTCTTAAAACACCTGATCAAACTATTGCGCAGGTAAGAGATGTGGTTAATGCTAAAGCAATGGCTGCTGAGCCAATGCAAGGCGTTAGAGAAGAATCTGAAGAAGAGGATTTGATTGATGATGAAGAAGAAGTATTTGAAAGTTCGGAAGAAGAGTATGAAGAAGAAATTGAAGAGGATACAGAATTCCAAGAAGAAATTGATATTGAAGAAGATGTAAATGCTCTTTTAGAGGGCGAAGAACTTTCTGAAGAATTCCAAGAAAAAGCGAAAACAATTTTTGAAGCTGCCATTAGATCTAAAGTATCTGAAGTAAAAGAGCAACTTCAAAGTGCTTATGAGGAAACACTGGTAGAAGAAATCATTTCTATTAAAGAAAGTTTAACTGAGCGTGTTGACGCTTATTTAGAGTATGTTGCAGACGAGTGGATTAAAGAAAATGCACTTGCTGTTGAGCAAGGTCTTAAGACCGAAATGACTGAATCATTCCTTGTTGGAATGAAGAGTCTTTTTGAAGATCATTATGTAACTATCCCTGAAGAGAAATATGATGTAATCGAGAGCATGGTAGATAAACTTGATGAAATGGAAGGAAAACTCAACGAGCAAATTCAAAAGAATGTTGCTCTTAATCAGAGATTAGCAGAGTCGGTTGCTGATGTAATCTTTGCTGAAGTCGCTGAGGGTCTTGCACTTTCTCAGAAAGACAAACTCGCTTCTCTTGCCGAAAATGTTGAGTTTGATGGTGAAGACAACTATCGTGAGAAACTAGTAACTTTAAGGGAATCATATTTCCCATCCGATGCTGGTACTCAAAGAAACGTTGGTGAGAATCTATCTGAAGAAACTGACTACACAATTAATGAGTCAGTAAGTAGCACAATGGGTGCTTACCTTCAGACTCTCCACAGAGTTTCTAAAAAGTGATTTTTAAATTATAAATCAAACTAACTTTAACGAGGTAAAATTCAATGCAAATGTTCAATGCCGAGCAATTGCAGGAGAAGTGGTCCCCACTCCTAGACTACGAAGGTCTTGATCCTATCAAAGATTCTCATCGTAGAGCTGTAACTGCAATCCTGCTCGAAAACCAAGAAACACAAATTCGCGAAGCACAAGAGTTTCTTTACGAGGCACCAACCAACAGCACCGGATCCGGTTCTAATCCTGGTCTTGGTGGTGCTACTACTGGAGCTCTTCAAGGTTTCGATCCAGTTCTGATCTCCTTGATCAGACGTTCAATGCCTAACTTGATGGCATATGACATCTGTGGCGTTCAACCAATGAACGGTCCTACAGGTCTTATCTTTGCAATGCGTTCACGTTATTCTAGTCAGAGTGGAGCAGAAAACTTCTACAACGAAGTCGATTCTGCATTCTCTGGTCAGGATTCAGGATTCAACGAAACTGATGGTTTCGTTGATGGTTCTGTTGGTCTTGGTACTACTGCTCAGGGTGGAAGCAACCCTTCAATCCTTAGCCCAACTGATCAATCCACTAACGCTGGTACTGGCGCTAACCAGTATAACGTTGGTCAAGGTCTTCGCACCGATGCTGCTGAAGGTCTTGGAGAGTCTGAGCACTTCAACCAGATGGCTTTCTCGATCGAGAAAGTTACTGTTACTGCTAAGTCACGCGCACTGAAAGCAGAATATAGTCTTGAACTTGCTCAAGATCTGAAGGCAATTCACGGTCTGAACGCTGAAGCGGAACTCGCAAACATTCTCTCTACTGAGATTCTTGCTGAAATCAACCGCGAAGTTGTTCGTACCATTTATAAGTCTGCTGTTCCTGGTGCTCAAGCAAACGTTGCTACCGCAGGAACCTTCGACCTCGACGTTGACTCCAATGGTCGTTGGTCTGTTGAAAAGTTCAAGGGTCTAATCTTCCAAATCGAGCGCGATGCCAACGCTATCGCACAGCAAACTCGTAGAGGAAAGGGCAACACCATCATTTGCTCTGCAGACGTTGCTTCTGCACTTGCAATGGCTGGTGTTCTCGATTACACTCCTGCACTTAATGCAAATCTTCAGGTAGATGATACCGGCAATACTTTCGCTGGTGTTCTTCAGGGCAAGTTCCGCGTTTACATTGACCCATATTCTGCTAACGTTGCTGCTAACCAGTATTACGTCGTAGGATACAAGGGTTCTAACCCTTATGACGCAGGTCTCTTCTATTGCCCATACGTTCCTCTCCAAATGGTTCGCGCCGTTGGTGAGAACACCTTCCAGCCTAAGATCGGCTTTAAGACCCGTTATGGCATGGTTGCAAATCCATTCGCCAAGGGCGCAACTCTCACCAATCCTGGTGTTATTTCCACCAACTCTAACGTTTACTACAGACGCACCAAGGTTACCAACCTTATGTGATTTAGATAACAAAGAGTTTTTTAGAGGGTTCTTCGGAACCCTCTTTTTTTATCTAAATATATTTAAAGACTACTATAATGAAAACTTTTAATCAGTTTTGTGATGATGCAAATATTAATGAATTTTGGAATCCATTTGCATCCAAACCAAAACCACCAAAACCAAAACCAAAAGGTGATGTAAAAGTTTTAGCATATAAAAATTATAAATCTGGAGAATTAAATAAAACAACAGGTGAATTTACGCCAAGATCACATACTCCATCTGAAAAAGCAAGATATGGATGGAAACCTGTTAATACAAGTTCTTACGGACCCAAAGATACAACTTCTCAATCATATAATACTGGTAGAGATAAAGTTCAGAGAACTGCTGATGGAACTCCATTTTCAGGTTCTACACGAGGTGTAGCTGTTCCTTATAAGTATAAAAAAAATGAAGTTCCAAAAGGTGAATGGGCAGGAACTCCATCCAGAAAATTTGGATCTAAAGTAACATTTACTCAAAAACCAATGGGAACTGGTACAAGAAGTATCATAACCCAAGTAAAAGATACTGGCAATTTCGGACCTGCTGGAGCAGTTAATCGTTCTACAAGTTTTGATTTGATGAGACAAACTGCAAGAGACTTGACTGGCAATCCAAAATTGACACCGACTCAATATGGAAAAAGAAAAGTTTATGTAAAATTGACTGAACCAACTAAATATGTTGCTCCTCATGGCGTAGGTCCGGTTATTAAATAATAGTTCCAATACAAGTAAAAAACTATGGCAACATCTTTTGACAAGCAGATACAAAATAGAAATTTTTTATCTCCTGTTGGATTTAAATTTCATCTCTCAAAGTATCCTAAAGTTTCATTCTTTTGCAATTCTACAAAAATTCCAGAAATTTCATTTTCAACTATTTCGCAATCCACTTATTTAAAAGATATTGATATTCCTGGAGGAAAAATTCAATATGGAGATTTAAATTTAAGATTTTTAGTTGATGAAAATATGGAAAATTATGCATTAATTCATAATTGGATAACTGGTTTAGGTTTTCCAGAATCAACAGAACAATTTGGAAATTTTATTACAAATGATGATGGAATAAAAGATTATAAGGAACAATTTAGTGATGGAAGTCTACATATTTTAAATAGTAATTTTAATACCGTATCAATTGTAAAATTTAAAGATTTATTTCCAACTTCATTATCATCATTAGATTTCCAAACATCTGATACTGATATCAATTACTTTACAGCAGAAGCATCTTTCAAGTATACTATCTACAATATATTAGCATCTGACGGTAGAACACCCTTATGAATCTTGAACAAATTCAGGAGATGTGGGAGAGGGATTCTTTCATAGATCCAGATAACTTACATGATGAATCACTTAAAATACCTCAACTTCACTCTAAATACTATACCATATATAATACGATTACTCTTTTAAGAGAAAAGGCAAGAGAGTCTTTTAATCGTGTGAGATTGGAAAGATATAATTATTATGCAGGTAAAGCACCTGCAGAAGTGTATGAAGAAGATCCATTTCCTTATAAGATAAGAGAAAAAGATGTGCTTCAACGCTATCTTGATGCTGATGAAAGATTAACAGCAGTAGATTTAAAAATTAAATATTACGATACTATGTTAAAGTTTCTTGAAGAGATTATTAAGAATATCTCCAATAGAACTTTTCAAATTAAAAATGCAATCGAGTGGCACAGGTTCCAAGCAGGGTTTAACTAATGGATGAAGAATCCAAGTTTATAATGGATTTTAGTATAGAAGATATTCATCTTTTATACGATTGTGTTTGTAAAAGAATAGAAACCTGGGAGGGATATCCTTCCAGGCATCCATTTGAGCAGGAGCATCTAAATTACCTCAGAACAGAATTATATAAGGCAGTTTTAGATTTCAAGTTTAATTGTGGAGAATAAATACTTGTAATTAATATTATGAGTATATGTCTCATTTGATTATTCAAAAGAAGAACGAAGTATATTTAACAGTAAAGGCAGATCCTCACGTCTATTATGAACTTGCAGATCAGTTCACGTTTGAGGTTCCTGGTGCAAAATTTATGCCTCAATTCCGTAGCAGACATTGGGATGGAAAAATTAGATTATTTAACGTTCAAAACGGCGAAGTATATGTTGGATTATTAGATAAAGTTACTCAATTTTGCAAAGATCATAATTATACTTTTGAATTTGTAGATAATAAGTTTTATGGTCTTCCTTTTGAATCTAATGAAATGATTTCAAAAGAAGGTGTAAAAGATTATATGAAATCTATATGCAAATATTCTCCAAGGGATTATCAAGTAGAAGGTGTTTACGACGCCCTAAAACATAATAGAAAGTTATTGATATCCCCAACTGCTTCGGGAAAGTCATTGATGATATACTCGATTGTGAGATATCACGTTGAGCGAGAACAAAATATTCTGATAGTCGTTCCAACGACTTCCCTAGTAGAACAGATGTATAAAGATTTTGAAGACTATGGTTGGGATGTGGGTTCATTTTGCCACAAAATATACGCAGGAAGAGAAAGAGAGACAGATTCGCAGGTGATTATCACTACCTGGCAATCTATATACAAACTTCCACGCCAATATTTTTCAAGATTTAATGTGGTTGTTGGGGATGAAGCACACCAGTTTAAATCAAAGTCTCTTATATCTATAATGTCAAAACTTGCTGATGCAAAGTATCGTTATGGATTTACAGGCACATTAGACGGAACACAAACTCATAAATGGGTGTTGGAAGGTCTTTTTGGTCCTTCTTATAAAATTATAAAAACAGATGAATTGATGAAAAAGGGGCATGTTGCTCAATTAGATATCAATGTGCTTCTATTGAAACATCCAGCACATAAATTTGAAAATTTTGAAGAAGAAGTTCAGTATATCATAAATCATGAACGAAGAAACAAATTTATTCGAAATCTTGCTCTCGATCTTAAAGGTAATACTCTTATTCTATTCTCCAGAGTAGAAGGTCATGGTCAACCTTTATATGAAATGATAAATAGCAATAGGATTGATGATCGACATGTCTTTTTTGTTCATGGTGGAGTGGCAACAGAAGACAGAGAAAAAGTAAGAGAGATTACAGAGAAAGAGAATGATGCGATTATTGTTGCATCTTATGGAACATTCTCTACTGGCATTAACATTAAAAACTTACACAATGTTATTTTTGCTTCTCCTTCTAAGTCAAGGATTAGAAATCTCCAATCAATTGGGAGAGTTCTCAGAAAAGGAAATAACAAAACAAAAGCAACGTTATATGATATTGCCGACGACATTTCCTATAAGTCTAGAAAAAATTATACTTTAAATCATCTAATCGAAAGAATTAAAGTTTATAATGAAGAAAATTTTAATTACGACATAGTAAACATACCGCTTAAAAATTAATATGGGAGATGAATTTTACGCAATAATAAAATTAGTTTCTGGGGAAGAAATTCTATCAATAGTTGCTACTGATGATAATGGTGGAAATCCAGTTTTAATTTTGCAAAATCCAGTAATAATAAAATTAATACAAGGTAAAATGGGAACCATAGCTAAAGTAAAGCCATGGATTGAACTTTCTAATGATGATTTTTATATAGTTAATTTTGATAAAATTATTACTATGACAGAACTTGAAGATATGAATTTAATTTCAATATATGATGAATATATATCTGATGATAATAAATCTAGACCAGAGTCACCAGGACGTGTAAAGCCAGATTCAAAGATGGGATATATATCTTCAGTAGAAGATGCACGTAAAAGACTAGAAGATATATTTAAACTTAAAGATAATAAAGAAAGCTAAATCTCATCCTTCAAACCCAACAAAGGTATTCTAGCGATATTTTGATTACTTGTCAAGTCTTTCTCAGTATGATAAAATAAAAATAACCTATTAGATTAATAAAAAATGTCGCTATGCCAAGAAAAAAGACAGAGCATTATGTTAACAATAAAGAGTTGTTGGAGGCAATGATCGTTTACCGTACAAAGGTCGAAAAGAAATATAAAGAGATATACGGCAAAGATTTACGAGAACAACCAAAGGAAGAAAGAGCACGAAGATGGGATGGTAAACCACCCATTCCAAATTATCTTGGAGATTGTTTTTTAAAGATTGCAACTCACTTATCATATAAACCAAACTTTGTAAATTATATGTTTCGTGAGGATATGATTTCAGATGGAATCGAAAATTGCGTTCAATATATTCATAATTTTGATCCTGAAAAATCCAAAAATCCTTTTGCTTACTTTACGCAGATCATTCATTATGCTTTTCTCCGTAGAATCCAAAAAGAGAAAAAGCAACTTGACATTAAAACCAAAATTATTGAAAAGACGGGTTTTGATGAAGTCATGATGGTTGATGACAGTTTGCTTTCTGGGCATAGTTCAGACTACAACACCATTAAAGATAATATTCAATATAGAAACCGATGAGCAAAGTAGCAATTTTAAGTGACACACATTTCGGCGCCAGAAAAGGTTCAAAGTTTCTTCATGATTACTTTGAACTTTTCTACAAAAATGTCTTCTTCCCTGCTCTAAAGGAACATGGCGTAGAAACTGTGATTCATATGGGAGATGCTTTTGATAGTCGAAAGTCAATTGACTACCAAAGCCTTGAGTGGGCAAAAAGAGTTGTATTTGATCCACTTAAAGAGTATGATGTTCACATGATTATTGGTAATCATGATACTTATTATAAAAATACCAATGATGTAAATTCTCCAGACCTTCTTCTTCAAATTTATTCGAATGTTAAAACATACAGCAAAGCGACAGAAGTTAACATTGGAGGATTGGATATTTTATTTCTACCTTGGATTAATTCGGAAAATGAAAGTGAAACCTATCAACTTATTCAAAAGACATCTTGCAAGTGTGCGATGGGGCACCTTGAGCTCCAAGGATTTAGAGTTAATCGACAAATCATCATGGAGCATGGTACTGACGGCAAGTTATTTGAGAACTTCACCAGAGTCTACAGCGGTCACTACCACACTAGATCAGATGACGGAAAGGTCTTCTATCTAGGAAATCCTTATGAGATGTATTGGAATGATGTAAATGATCCAAGAGGATTTCATATTTTTGATACAGAAACCCTAGAACACACCACAATCGATAATCCTTATAAGTTATTTTATAATATTTACTATGAGGATACGAACTATAAACTTTTCAATGCCTCTGAATTTAAAGATAAGATTGTAAAGGTTATTGTTCGTAAAAAATCAAAACCAAAAGACTTTGAAAAGTTTATTGATAAGATTCACTCTGCCGGTGTTCAAGAACTTAAAATTGTAGAAAACTTTGCCATTCAGGAATCTGAAGATTTTGAAATTAGTGAAGAAGAAAGTACAATTTCTATCTTGAATAGATATATTGATGAGTCGGAGTTCGAATATAATAAGACTACAATTAAAGGTATATTTGAAGACTTATATAGACAAGCTTGCGAAGTAGAATAATGTGGCTTCTTACACTTAAAGGTAGAAAAGATGACGGAGCATATGCCGTTTATGATAGTAAAGGAGGTAAGGTTTTATTTCTTTTTAAAGAAGAAGATGATGCTGTTCGATATGCTTTAATGCTTGAAGATGAAGATGAAAAAGAATATGAAGTTGTAGAAGTTGATGACGAATTGGCTATAAAAACTTGTATTTTGTATAATTACAAATACTCTATAATTACTCCAAATGACATTGTAATACCACCTAAGAATGATAAACTTCAAGAAGATTAAATGGAAAAACTTTTTAAGCACGGGTAATCACTGGACAGAGATTGATTTTCAAAAGAGTGCTACAAACTTAATCATTGGAACAAATGGCGCGGGCAAGTCTACTATGCTAGATGCCCTCACTTTTGTTTTATTTAATAAACCATTCCGTAAGATTAACAAACCTCAACTTGTTAATACGACAAATGAAAGAGATTGTCTTGTAGAAATTGAGTTTAGTGTAAACAATAAGGAATACTTAGTTCGTCGTGGAATCAAACCAAATGTGTTTGATATTGAAGTCAACGGAGTTGCTCTTCATAAAGAGGCAGATGACCGTGCTAATCAACGCATTCTTGAAGAGAACATTCTAAAAGTAAACTACAAATCATTTACTCAGATTGTAATTTTAGGTAGTAGTAATTTTGTTCCCTTCATGCAGTTGAATAGCGCAAATCGTCGAGAGGTTATTGAAGATCTTTTGGATATTCGCATATTCTCTGCAATGAATAATTTGCTCAAGGATAAGATGAGAAATCTTAAGGAGCAGATTAAGTCACTTGATTTGAAGAAAGAAAACTTAAAAGATAAAGTCAAGATGCAGAAAGACTTTATTGAAGAACTTGAGAATCGCGGGAATGCCAATATAAATGCCAACAAAGAAAAGATTGCCAAGTTAGATGGAGAAGTTGGCATTTATATTGAGGAGAATACAGGAACAGAAGAGACTATTCATAGTCTCACAAAGGAACAGGAAGAAGTTATTGGTGCAGGTGATAAGTTAGTAAAACTAAACAATCTCAAAGGTAAATTGTCTCAAAAGGTAGGTACAATTACCAAAGAACACATGTTTTTTACCGAAAATTCGGTATGCCCTACATGCACTCAGGATATAGAAGAAGAGTTTCGATTAAATAGAATTACAGACGCTCAAAATAAAGCAAAGGAGCTTCAACAAGGATACAAAGAACTTGAAGAAGCAATTAAAGTTGAAAAGGAGAGAGAGCGTCAATTCATTGCACTTTCAAAGGAGATTACTGAACTCAATAATGGCATTTCTCAAAACAATACTCGGATTAGTTTCAATCAGAGACAAATCAGAGATCTTGAACATGAAATTCAAACTATTACCAATCAGTTACAAAACCGAAATACTGAACATGAGAAATTAGATGAGTTTCAAGAAGGTCTTCAAAAAACGTTTGAAGACCTGAGTAATAAGAAGGAGCAAATGCTAAACTATGAATTCTCTTATTCCCTCCTTAAAGATGATGGAGTCAAGACTAAAATCATTAAAAAGTATTTGCCCTTCATTAATCAACAGGTTAATCGATATTTGCAGTTGATGGATTTTTACATCAACTTTTATCTTGATGAAGAGTTCAATGAAACTATAAAATCTCCTATTCATGAGGATTTTTCATATTCTTCATTCAGCGAAGGTGAAAAGATGCGTATTGATCTTGCGCTACTTTTTACTTGGCGGGAAGTTGCCAGATTGAAGAATTCTGTAAATACAAACCTTCTTATTATGGATGAAGTTTTTGACTCATCTTTAGATGGATTTGGAACAGATGAGTTTCTCAAAATTATTCGCTTTGTCATCAAAGACGCTAATATATTTGTCATCTCTCATAAGACAGGATTGGAAGATAAGTTTGGAGAAGTAATTCGATTTGACAAAGTGAAAGGATTTAGTAGAATGATCTAAATACCATTAGTATCATGGACACTTTTAATTATGGGATACATACCTTATTCACCTGAATGGCATAGATATCGTTATCTTAAGGAATCGATAGATAAATATCTAGATGATGGCATAGAACCTACTTCTATAATGAATGATATTAGGCATATACTTCATGTAAGATCTGAAGTTGCTTATCAGGAGTTCAATAGAATCAATCAACTAGAGCACCATCTCTCGGAAGAATAATATGCTTTCCACCCAATACAGACTTCGGTTAGAGTTTATTTGTAAATGCATCGCAAATAAGCAGGAAGTCAAACTAGAAGATATGATATGGGCAGAAAAACTTGCGAAGGCAAATACTTCTGCCAGAGAAATGTTAAACAAAGCCCGTCGTCATGCTGCTCATGATATTGAGGAGGGTAGTATGGATGATTTTATGAATAGGATGGGATTAGGAGACCCCGACCCATCCAATTACAAAACGGGGTTTAATGGTGCTGATGATATTCACGATTGGTTTAAGCAAGATAAATCTGACGATTGGCGTCAGCGTGATTAAAAGTTAAGAGATTTTGAGTTAAGTTAAAAAAACATATAACTTCATTAAAAACACGAAATGTTTTGAAATTCACACTATATACGATAGAATGATGGGGTAAACCAAATGATCTGAAATTTTTTTATTATTTGATCTATGTGCGTGGAGGTTATGATGCACAATCTAATTTCATATAATCAACTTGCGGGTTGGAAACAATTCGAGGAAGTAGTTGATGGGTGTAATGAGCAGTTAGATAGAGTTAATGATTATTTCGATTGTCTTATCGAGTGCGATGAAAATCGCGGAGTCTGTAAACGCATTTGTGGGGAATTGCTAAAATGAGTCTAGTATAAAAAGTGTCATTAAGGGGAGGTCTTTTGACCTCCTTTTTTTATAAATAATTAAAAACTATTTGTAAAATGAAGACCTTATTAGAAGCCTATAATTCAATTTATTCTCAAGAAGAAAATTTGCGTAATGAAATTGTTGAATTTTGTAATGAGTTCTTTTTTGATACTGAAGATGAAACTGAATATTTTGTAGAAGAATTATTTCAAGATGAAGAACTTGTAGTTGAATTTTTTGATGATATTCTTGATTTTAGTTCCGAATTTAATTTAAATGAAGATACTTATGTTACAGAAACTAGAGCGTCTCTAATTAAACGAGGACTTAATGTTGCTGGTGGATTACTTAAGAAAGTGACACCACAACTTAGAGGTCTTCCTGCAAAGACATTAGTAAAGAGAGGATATCAACCGGGAGGATTGCAAAAAACTGGAGAACTTCTTGGAAAAGCGTATCCACAAGCACTTAAAACTCAAACAAGAGCAATTAAACAAGCAAGAGCTACTAGACAATCTACACCCGGACCAAAACTCGATGTTCCAGATCGTTATTTGACCGCATTGCAATCAAAAAGAGCTGCAAGAGGATTGCCATCAGCAGGTAATACAAGTGCTGGAAGTGTAAAAGCTGAAACCGAACGTGGTTTTCTTAGAGACAGAAATGCAAAAGCTGCTCTTGCTAAAAAAATTGATCAAGCAAGAACTGTTGCCGCTGCTTTTTTGAAAACAGTTCGTCAAGGTGCTGCTATCGATAAATTAAGAACAGCAGCTAGAGGAACTAAAGGAACTGGTGTAAGAATTGGAACTACAACACCTATCAGAGGTCTACTTTCTCCTTCAGGATCTAAAGTTGCTTCTTCTAAATCGAGTGGTGGATTGATTGGAATTAGGAATGTTCCTGACATTAAAGCAGTATCTCGCAAGTATGGTGTAGATGTTCCTGCACCAAAACCCGCGTGGAGTAACAAACCTGGTGATCCTTGGAAGGATACTAGAATTATTCAACGTTCAACTAAAGCTAAAACACAACCCACAACACCAAAAACTGACCCCAAAGTTCAAAAAGCACTTAGTGGAACTCCAGAAAGAACTGCACTTCCCGGAGGAACTTCTCCTGGAGCAGGTCGTAGAGATTACGCATCTTCTGGTGGAGTTAAGAGTTCTGATGCAAAAATGGGCAAAGATGGCGTAAAAGGAACTCAATTACCAGGATATACTCCAGCATCTGGAAGAACGGTTAATGTAGATGCAACTACAGTTTCTTCTAGAAGAACTACTTCGGATCGTATGAAACAAGTAAGTAGAGATCTTGGTAAAAATAAAGGTGCAGTTGCGGCAACTTTAACAACTGCTGCTGCCCTTGCTGCTGCTGGATCTGGTTCTGATAATAAAAAAACTAGTAAACCTCAAGACAGTGTTGGGAAGTATAATACAATGGATCCTGATGGAACTATAAGAAATCGTAAACTCGTTGGTCCTAAAATTGTTGGTCCTAAAATTGTTGGTCCTAAAAAAGTAGGAACTATCGCACAAGCTTTTGATAAAGCATATGCTTCAGCTAAAGATGAGGGTAAAAAAACATTTGAATTTAAAGGTAAGAAGTATACAACAGAAAGTGCCTCAATTAAATCACCTCAAAAACAATTGACAGAAATGATGGAAGCATATGCTGCTGTTCATGAGCAGAGTATGCTTAATACTGTTGTTGATACTGCTACGAGTGTTATAAAACCGCCAGTTCAAAGGCGGGCAAATAAAAAATATGGTCCACTTGGTGGATTTGTTGCTGGCAGAGAAGTTGATAAGATTGGTAGTGATGTCAAAAGTGGTAATTATGGTGGTGCTTTAAATAGAGCTGTGCAAGGTGCTGGAAAATTGTTTAACTCGGTTGATGTGTTTGATATTGTCAAAGGACACCTTCTCGATGAAGGTTATGCCGACACCGAAGAGGCAGCACTCGTTATTATGGCAAATATGAGTGAAGAGTGGAAGCAGAGTATTGTTGAGACTATTGCTGGTGGAGGATATACTCCAAATCCGGTTGGAAATGCAATCAGAACTGGTGCTGGACTTCTTAAAGGTGTAATGAGTAATTCATCTGTTCAGGGCGCCATTAAAACTGGTTCTGAAATGTTAAAAAAGAAAGTACCATCTGGTGGATATAGCACTCGTCCTGGTGATGGAAAACCCTACAAGGATGGCCCACTGTGGGATTCTGGTTCCAGTGGTTCAACATCTTCACCCAGAAGACCAAAACCACAAGTTAAGAAAGAACCACCTATGAGAGATGAACCTCTCTGGTGAGTCCACTTTCTAAACTGTCCACTGGGAGGTCTTCGGACCTCCTTTTTTTGTATAATAGGTCCATACGCAACGGATCAATGGCAGTCAATCACGAAATCAAGTCTCAACTTGCTAAACTTCTTGCCACCGAAGACCTTGTGGTGGAGCACAAGAAAGTAGAGACTGCTTGTTTCAATGTCCACACTCGCGTTCTAACGCTTCCTATGTGGGAGAAAGCGAGTTCGACTGTATATGATATGCTTGTAGGTCATGAGGTTGGTCATGCTCTTTATACACCTGATGAAGATTGGACAAAAAAATGCAAAGCACCACCGCAGTTTGTGAATGTGGTAGAGGATGTTCGCATCGAGAAACTTATGAAGCGTCGTTATATGGGTCTTGCCAAGACTTTCTATAAAGGATATAAAGAACTTTCTGACCAAGACTTCTTCTGTCTTGAAGGTGAAGATATTGATAACATGAATCTTGCCGATCGTATTAATCTTCACTTCAAGATTGGAAATTTTGTTGATATTAAATTTACGGAGTTTGAAAAAGCAATAGTTCGTATGGTCGAAGGTTGTGAAGATTTTGAGGATGTTCTTGTAGCAGCAGAGGCGCTTTATCGTTATTGTAAGGATCAGATTCCCAAAACTGATCAGCATCATCAACAAGAAACTCATACTGATGAAACACAGACTGGTGAGAATGACCAACCAGATATGACCGAGAGTGATGATCCTACCGAAGGTGGTGGAAATGTTGAGCAGAAAAAAGAAGATAATGAAGAGACATCAGATCCAGATCCAGAAGTTGAAACCATGAAGTCTCTTGAAGAGGGTCTAAAAAACTTGGTGAATATGTTTAGTCGTGAGAGTAATTATATTGAAATTCCTAAACTTGATTTAAAAAAATGTGTTATTCCAAATTCGGAAATTCATGAGTTAATCAATAATCATTGGGATGACGCTACTCCTGATCTTGATTTATTTGGGGATGTCGATAGCAAATATAAAGAGTTCAAACGCTCTGCTCAAAAGGAGGTGAATTATCTTGTCAAAGAATTTGAATGCCGAAAATCTGCTGATAGTTATGCTCGTGCTACTACTAGCCGTACTGGAGTCTTAGATTGCTCTAACCTCCATACTTACCGATATAATGAAGACCTGTTCAAAAAAGTAACTACCTTTGCCGATGGTAAGAATCATGGTCTTATTTTCATTCTAGATTGGTCAGGTTCAATGCAGTATGTCTTGGAAGATACTATCAAACAACTCTTTAATCTTATTTGGTTCTGCCGTAAAGTAAATATTCCTTTTGATGTTTATGCCTTTACTTCCGAATATCCTTATGTTGTTCATGATGAGAATGGTGTGGCAAATATTCGCGAACGTGCCTATGAAAAAAAGAATGGAGTAATTGCTGTTGGTGAGTGGTTTTCACTTATGAATATTCTTACCAGTAATGTCAATGCCAAGACATTGGAAGAGAGTATGCTCAATATCTATCGTATTGTTCATTCTTTTGCTCACTATTGTAATTATTCTATTCCGAGTGGTATGCATCTTTCTGGCACTCCTTTAAATGAAACACTGATTGCTCTTCATCAAATTATTCCTCAATTTAAGAAGCAACATTCTCTTCAAAAAGTTCAGTGTGTAATTCTTACCGATGGCGAGGCAAATCCTTTGAAGTTTCATAAGGAAGTTTCTCGTTATGACAAACCTTACCTGGGTTGCATTTATGTTGGAGAAGATTGTTTCCTTCGTGATCGTAAATTGGGCACAACTTATACGCTTACTAATCGATATGATGAGTTTACGGGTGTGCTTCTTCGCAATCTTCGTGACAATTTCAAAGACACTAACTTTATTGGTATTCGTGTGCTAAATAATGGTTCTGATGCTGGAACATTCATTCGTCGTCATTGTCAAACCAGTCCAGAACTTTTGGAAAATACTATGAAAGACTGGAGAAAAGAAAAGACATTTGTAATCAAGAATGCCGGTTATCATAGCTACTTTGCCCTTTCTTCTTCTGTAATGTCAAGTTCTTCTGAATTTGATGTTGAAGAAGATGCTACCAAAACTCAAATCAAAAAAGCATTTGTCAAGAGCTTGAAGGGCAAAAAAATGAATAAAAAAATCCTTTCAGAATTTATCAATCTAGTTGTATGAATAAAAATTTTCCTCTTCAACACATTGTTGTAGAAGAAACAAAAGAAGTATTGATTGTTGTCAATAGTGCCATCACCGCTATGGGTGTTGGTGCTATTGCTAAGCAATATTTTCCTGGATATATTCCTAAGATTATTTCTAAAGAGTATTTCCTAAATAAGAGAGAAGAATTGTATTTGAGAAAATGAGTAGATTTGGAGATCTGATTTCTGGTAAGAGCGCTCCTGCTCCAGCACCTGTTGTTGAGGAAGCACCTGCCCCAGTAGTAGAAGAAGCACCAGCACCTGTTGCTAAAAAGAAAAGAAAAGATAGGAGAGAGGAAGTCGAGCAAGAGTGGAAAGAAGCAACCAATTCCTAAACCGTCCACTCTGCCCTCACTCTGCCCAGACTCTGCCCTATAATAACTTCAGTTGAAACAACCAACCTACATCATGTCTCTTTCCGCAGATTACATCCGCACCTCTTTGCAGTCTCTATATGGCGAGTCTGTGGCAAGCGGCGACATTCGTGCCTGGTGTGCCATGAACGGTGCCAACTATCAAACCGTGACCAACAAATTGTCTCAATATAAGGTTGGTCGCGGTAAGTGGAATCTTGAAGTCACTCCTCAAAAGGTAGAAGAGATTGAGCGCAACTATCAGGCACCTGCCGCTCTTCCTGCCGTTGAACAAAACCTCATTCCTGAAAAAGATGATACCTTCGTCCGCTTTGGTAACTTCAGCGATATTCGCAAAATTATTCAGTCGCGACTGTTTTATCCTGCGTTTATTACGGGTCTGTCGGGTAATGGTAAAACGTTCTCTGTGGAGCAAGCGTGTGCTCAGTTGGGTCGGGAACTGATTCGTGTAAATATTACTATTGAAACTGATGAAGACGATCTTATTGGTGGTTTCCGTCTTATCGATGGGGCAACTGTTTGGCATAACGGACCTGTCGTGGAAGCACTCCAACGAGGAGCAATCTTGCTACTCGATGAAATTGACCTTGCTAGCAATAAAATCCTCTGCCTCCAATCCATCCTTGAAGGTAAAGGTGTGTTTCTGAAAAAAATTGGTAAGTTTATCAATCCAACAAAGGGATTCAATGTTATTGCGACTGCAAATACTAAAGGTAAAGGCAGCGATGACGGTCGCTTTATTGGAACCAATGTGCTCAATGAAGCATTCTTGGAGCGATTCCCTGTCACCTTCGAACAAGAATATCCTTCCCCTGCTACCGAACAAAAGATTCTTGAAGGTATTGCCTTAGATCTTGGTGTTGAAGATAGTGATTTCTGTAAGCGTCTTGTCGATTGGGCAGACATTATTCGCAAGACCTTCTATGATGGAGGTATTGAGGAAATCATTTCCACTCGCCGTCTTGTTCACATCATTCGTGCTTACAGCATCTTTGCCGATAAAGCAAAAGCAATTCAAGTTTGCGTGAATCGTTTTGATGATGAGACCAAGCAAGCATTCTTGGAACTTTATGACAAGGTAGATGCTGATTTCCAAATGCCCGTTGACAACCAGGAGCAAAATTGATAGAATGATTAACGCATGGAGTCTACTTTACGATGAGGTTTTGAAAATGAAAACAGATCATTATTTGGATAAAATTCCTGAAATACATATTGACTTTGCCGAAGCTTTTAAAGATGTTGATATTGATGTGAATTTGGATACGATTACTGGAGCAACAATGGCAGACCTTAAAAACGACAATGGGTTTTGGAAATATGAAGAAGATAAAACTCTAAAAGAAATTAAAGATTATCTATCTGGAACTTACAAGTCTCACTACACTTCCCAAGAGTCAAAGACACAAACTCTTGATTTGATTGAGAGTATTGGGGATGCCGAAGCATTTTGTCGATCTAATGCTATCAAATACCTCTCGCGTTTTGGTAAGAAGAATGGTAAGTCAAAACTTGACATTCTGAAAGCAATTCACTATTGTGTTCTTCTCTATCATTTTTCTGGTCTTCACAAGCAAACCAGCTCTTATCCACAATGAAACTCCGCGAAAAAACTATGAAACTTTCTGAAAAGACTCTGACGACTCTCAAAAACTTTGCTGGTATCAACAATTCGATTCTTGTAAAGCAAGGTAATAAACTTCGCACTATTTCTGTGGCAAAGAATATTCTTGCCGAAGCGCAAATCAATGAAGAGTTTTCTCGCGATTTTGCCATCTATGATTTGAATCAGTTTCTTAATGGTTTGAGTCTTCATCAGGATCCCGATCTTGATTTTGCCGAAGAATCTTATTTGACTATTCGAGAAGGCAAGCGTCGTGTGAAGTATTTCTTTGCCGATCCTAACGTGATTATTTCTCCGCCAGATAAAGAGATTCAACTTCCCTCACAGGATGTTTGCTTTCAACTTGATAGCGTAACTTTGGAAAAACTTATCAAGGCAGCAGCAGTATATCAACTCCCAGATTTTTGTGCTGTTGGTGAGAATGGAGTTATCAAACTAGTTGTTCATGACAAGAAGAATGATACTTCGAATGAATATGCTATTGTAGTCGGTGAAACTGATAAAGAGTTTGTATTCAACTTTAAAGTAGAAAACATCAAGATTATTCCTGGTGCCTATGATGTGGTAGTCTCATCCAAACTCTTATCTCAATTTACCAATGAAGCATATAATCTCAAATATTATATTGCTCTTGAACCTGATTCCACTTTTGGTTGATGAAACATATCCTTTTTACTCTTAAAGGTTGCATTGGTGATGAATTAGATGATGAGGGGTTTATCAGGGATATTCTATATCAGGCATCAAAGTGGGCAAATTCTACACTGATTGCTTTACATTCTCATAAATTTGCCCCTCAAGGAGTGACTGCTATTGCTCTTCTTGCTGAGAGTCATATTAGTATTCACACCTGGCCAGAGAAAGGTATGGCAGTATGTGACGTTTTTACTTGCGGTGATCACACAAATCCAATGTCTGCCGTAGAATATATGAAAGCAGAATTAAATGCTTCAGATATAGTCGTCAATGAGTTTGTGAGACCTTTAGAATGAACATCTTTGTAACTGATGAGTGCCCCTACAAGTCGGCCCAAGTGCTCCCAGACAAGCACATCGTCAAGATGCCCCTAGAGACCTGTCAGATGCTTTCCATCGTGGCATCCGACAAATGGGGGCACGGATACGGCACTCTTCCCAAGGCAGACGGCACACCTTATGCTACGGAGAAAGGTGCCTTTCGCAATCATCCCTGCACCATCTGGGCAAATGAGACTGTGGCAAATGCCCGTTGGTTACTACAACATGGTTTTGCTCTGTGTGAAGAATATGCAGCACGATACGGTAAAGTGCATTCCTGCTTTCTAACTCTTGTGGAAGCAGATAAAATCTTTCCAAAAGCAAAACTAAATGCTCACACATTATTCGCACGGGCTATGCCTGACGAATATAAACTTGATACAAGCATCTCAACCTTTGATGCTTATAAGATGTATATTGCATCTAAACCTTGGGTATGCGATAATTACCTTCGTCTTCCTGAGCGTAAACCTGATTGGATTTGATTATGAATAATGATTTTTTGTGGGTGGCAAAGTATGCCCCAAAGACAATTGAAGAATGTATTTTACCTGAGGCAACAAAGAAGACCTTTCAAAGTTTCCTAGATAAAGGTGAGATCCCAAACATGCTACTTGCGGGACCTCCTGGTATTGGTAAGACCACAGTAGCAAAGGCACTTTGCAATGAACTTGGAGTAGATGTTTATGTCATCAATGGATCCGACGAGGGTAGATTCCTCGATACTGTCCGAAACAATGCGAAGAACTTCGCTTCGACCGTCTCGCTTACGGCAACTGCTAAACACAAAGTCATCATCATTGATGAGGCAGATAACACCTCCAATGATGTACAACTCCTCCTACGGGCTTTTATTGAGGAGTTTGCTGGTAACTGTCGATTCATCTTTACCTGCAACTATAAAAACAAAATCCTCGAACCACTTCATTCCCGTTGTGCCGTCGTTGAGTTTGGAATCAAAGGAAAAGAGCGACAATCCATTGCAGCTCTTTTCTTCAAGCGACTCAAAGACATTCTTGACGCAGAACGAATTGAGTATGATAACAAAGTACTCATTGAACTCATCAACAAACACTTCCCCGATTGGCGACGAGTTCTCAACGAGTGTCAAAGATACTCTGTGGGTGGTAAAATTGATTCGGGGATTCTTGCAACCTTTTCGGATGTCGCGGTAAATGATCTCATTAAAAGTCTCAAAGAAAAGAACTTTCCGGAAGTACGTAAGTGGATCGTTTCTAATCTGGACAATGATACTAGCGTACTTCTCCGGCGTGTGTATGATTCTCTTTACGACTCGCTGGTTCCTGGTAGTATTCCTGCTGCTGTGCTTGTTCTCGCTAAGTATCAGTATCAAGGAGCATTTGTCGCAGACCAGGAGATAAATATGCTTGCTTGTATGACTGAACTAATGGTTGAATGTGAGTTCAAATGAGAGCACGGACTGCTGACCAATACATTACATCCTTAAGGGTGTTGGCATCTATTGGCATTATTACTTCTTACATCTTTACTTACTACATTGACAGTTTTATTGGTGCTTGTCTTGCACTTGGTAGCAATTTCTGTTCGTTGCCGTTTACTATCAGAAACAAATACTGGGATGTAGTAGTTGTTTTATCCTTTGTTATTGTGATCACACTTACTAAAATTATTACTGATTTGAGATGAAACTCTGGATGCTTGGCAATCGTCTCACAACTGAGATGTATGAACGTGAAAGATTTATTGAAGAAGCAGATAAATATGGTATCGATTTTAATTTAGTCTTCGCAGACGAAATCGATCTTATCGTTTCTAGAGATGACCGCAAATCAATTCGATATCGCAATGATATTGTTTCTCTCCCTGAGTGCTTACTGGCTCGTACTGGCTCTGGTACTGGGTATTTTAATCTCAGTGTTCTCAGACAGTTTGAAAGACTGAATGTTCTGACTCTACCAAACAGTCAATCAATAGAAGCATCAAAGGATAAGATGTATGCTAGTCAAATTTTGGCTCAAGCAGGACTTCCTATTCCTAAAACAATGCTTACGAGGTTTCCCTGTAAAGCAGAGACTGTTGAGAAACAAGTTGGATTCCCTTGCGTTCTGAAAGTAGTAACAGGGTCTCATGGTGCTGGTGTTTATCTTTGTGAGAATGCCAAACAGTTTGAGGATTTGTCAGAACTTATTTCTTCTTTGGATTCTAAAAACTCTATGATTATTCAGGAGTATATTAGAGAATCTGAGGGAAGAGATCTTCGTGTCATCGTAATTGGGGGTAGAGTTGTCGGTGCCATGCAACGCACTTCTACAGACGGTTCGTTTAAAGCCAATATTTCCCGTGGAGGTAAAGGGGAATCTTACGATGTGGACGACGAAATGGAAATGCTTGCCATTCAAGTTGCAAAAGTTCTTGACCTTGACATTGCTGGTGTTGATTTACTATTTCATAATGACGGATACAAAATATGTGAAGCAAACTCATCCCCAGGATTTAAAGGGTTTGAGGAAGCATTAAATATTAATGTTCCTCAAAAAGTTTTTGATTATATTAAAATTAGATGTGGAGTGTGAATTCAAATGAAAAATAAAAGTCATCAACTCAAATCTAGATGGTATTATATTTTTTGGGGTATAATTGCTGTCGCTGTTGTAGGTGGACAAATATATGTTGGTAGTGGATACCGACAAATGTCTGGAAGTGTTAATCGTCTTACTGGACTAGTGATTACTCTTATGGAGGCAATCTAATGAGTCTCTATAAGATTGATAAAAACTCTTTATTTGAAAATAAAATAAAAACAACTCCGCAGAATGTGCAGGAGGCAAATGAAGCACTATATCGTGCTAAAATGAATTTACCTGCTGCTGCAAAGCATTGTGGTATGACTGAAAAGGAAATGAAAATGACTTTCCTTGAATATTTGAAGTATCATCCTATTGATTATGAAGTCTCTTAAAACCTGTCTCAGATATCCTGGCGGAAAATCCCGTGCATGTGTAAAAATCGGGAAGTTTGTTCCCGATTTGCGTGATTATAAACAGTATCGTGAACCATTTCTTGGTGGCGGTAGTATGGCAATTCATATCACCAAGATGTATCCCCGAATTCGTATTTGGGTAAATGACTTATATGAACCACTTGTAAATTTTTGGATTCAACTTCAAGAGAATGGAGAAGAACTTCAGGGTCTTTTAGTTGATTATAAATCAACTCATGCTAATCCAGAATCGGCAAAAGAGTTGTTTATAAATGCCAAAGAATGGGTAAATGATAGAACTAAGTGTAATATTGATCGTGCCGTAGCATTTTATATTGTAAACAAGTGCTCATTTAGTGGACTGACAGAAAGTTCTTCATTTTCTCCAAAGGCATCAGTAAGTAACTTTTCTCTTCGTGGTATTTCTAAACTTACTGGATATTCTGAACTAATTCAGAGATGGCATATTACTAATGAGTCATATGAAAATATGCTCACGAATGATAAAGATGTCTTTACTTATCTGGATCCCCCATATGATATTAAAGACAATCTTTATGGTAAGAAAGGTGATATGCACAAGAGATTTGATCATGATAAGTTTGCCAAAGATTGCTCATCACACGAGAGTAAAATGCTTGTAAGTTATAATTCAGATCAACTTGTGAAAGATCGTTTTAAAGATTGGAATGCTGCCGAGTTTGATCTCACATATACGATGAGATCGGTTGGTGAATATATGCGTGACCAAAAACAACGTAAAGAACTACTGCTTTTTAATTATGGAATTGAAGGATTGGTTGAACAGCATCAATCAGACAAAGAAACATCTGATTGATGAAGATCGTTCACTTGAGAAGGAATATCCTCCTTATATCGTGAACCGTTGTTTCTCTGGGCACATCGATACTTTGATGTTTGCCAATGAGATGAATAAGTATCACTTTCTTCCAAAGAAACTTCAATATGATTTCTTTATAAATATTGTGAGGAAAAAGAAGAGATTTTCTCCCTGGCTCCGACAAGATAATGTCAAAGACCTTGATTATGTCAAACGTTATTATGGATATAGTAATGAAAAGGCAAAACAAGCTTTGAAAATTCTTACACAAGAACAAATTAATTTCATTAAATCAAAATTTGAAACTGGAGGATCGAAATGAGTGTTGTCAGAGAACCTGAAGTAAAATGGTCACCTGAACAGATGGTTGAGGTAATTCTTAATGAACCTGATGACTTTTTGAAAGTGCGTGAAACTTTGACTCGCATCGGGGTTGCATCTAGGAAGGAGAAAAAAATCTACCAAAGTTGTCATATTTTACACAAGCAAGGTAGATATTTTCTAGTGCATTTTAAGGAACTATTTGCACTTGATGGAAAACATGCAAATCTTACTGTAAATGATGTTCAACGTCGCAATCGAATTGCTCAGTTACTTGCTGATTGGGGATTGATTGATATTGTAGATGTTGAAAAAATTCAAAATATTGCGCCACTAAACCAGATTAAGGTTCTTGCTTATAAGGATAAGGGAGAATGGATTCTTGAGACCAAATATAATATTGGATCAAAGAAGAAACGAACAGAAGAAACTGAATAAGTCTTAGGAGGTAATTGACACCTCCTTTTTTATTTGATATAATATCTGAGTCTGAATTAGTCAGTATTCGCACAGTAAAACTCTTGTAAGTTTTCAGGAATTAATACTCATCAGACAGGTTGACAGAAGACTGATTTAGATTTATAATATCAGTCTTCGGGTCAATTAGTATTCACGTTGCAATACTCTCGTTAGTATTCATCCCATAATACTTACCGAAGAAACTAAAACTCTAGTTGGTTTTCAGTACTACTTATTTGTATACCCTATTTTATTGAAAAAATGAATCTTTTTACAGCAGACGTAGGACAAGGAAAAGTCCACATTTATGATAGTAATAGAGACATTCCTTATTTAAAACTGCCTCAAGATCGTTTAATTAATCTTGATATTGACGGATTTGAATCTGGAGATGTTATTGTAATTGAAGATGCTCACCTCCGTGAGAGAGTGGAGGGTGGATTGAGTCTTGCTCATGCATTTTTTATCCACGAATTGGTTACACTGTATGAGAATGCAGAAGAACGTCAAATTACAATACTTCTATTTCCACAAAAGAAAACGCCTATTGTAAGGAAACTTGCGGGATACGACCCAAAGCATCGTAAAACTAATAAAACTTTTATGGATGAGTATGGAATATCTACTGATGAAGCAGATATTCGATCAATTGCCAAATTTTTAAAAAGGGATAAAGAAGCATTTAAGAGATTAAAAAAATTTAAACCAATCACTCAAGAAGAATATCAAGAACAAAATCAGCATAAGTTTGATTTTGTACAAGAATGTAATCTAGATCTTAATATTGCCAGAACACAAGGTTATGGTTTTGATGATTATTATGATTATGGTGACGATGATGCAGTAACTCAATTTATTAAAAATCAAAAGTATGAACTTGCTAGTCGTTTGATGGGAGATGGTATCTTTGATTTGGATTCAGTTTCTACTTTTACTGGAGAAGAGTTGATGCAGGCATCCGGACTTTATTATAGTAAGAGTAAGAGTAAGAGTGGAGAACTGAATGCAATTCAATCAGTAAGTCGTCTTTACACTGTAGTAGCATCTATTCTTCGTCCTAATGGAGAACTCCGTAAGAGGGGATTTCCTCCTGGGCATAAGTATGAAGGCAAAAAAATGAATGTGCTTTGGAAGTGGTGTAAAGAAAACTATTTTGGATGCAAACCATTCCATGAAAAACAGGGAGTAGCATCATCTAATTATAAGCAGCATATGAGACCAGGAGTTTCTAATTTTGAAGGAAAATCTTTGTCTATTGGTGCTGATGATACTGAATACAATTTCTTTAAAACGGAAAGATCTGTAGTAGATAAAAAAACTCAAGAAATATGGTATGTGCTTCGTGAAATGATTGTTGAGGATGGACTTCGTTAGTATTCAACGGATAAAACTCTATTAGTTTTCAGTCTCTAATACTCAACCATCTTCAAATCTTTTAGTTAGTATTCAGTAGTTAAAACTCTTGTTAGTTTTCATGAACTAATACTCATAAAAATCAGTTGGTATTCAACTCGTAAAACTTTTGTTAGTTTTCATGACGTAATACCCGTAATAAAAAGTGGGGGTTTCCGACCCTCCTTTTTTATGCTTTGTGTTAATATATACTATGGATGCCTTCGGGGTCCACAAAACACAAACTCGCTTTTTTAAGGAGCTACAATAATGAACAACCTTACAAGGTATAATGCTGCGGATCTTCCTGAGTTGATGGAAAGAATCACGCGCAATTCTATTGGAATGGATGAATATTTCGATCGTCTGTTTAATCTACACGAAACTTCAAAGAATTATCCTCCATACAATCTTATTCAGGTAAATAATGTTGAGTCTAGATTAGAAATCGCACTCGCAGGATTTAAGAAAGGAGAAGTAAATGCGTTCACAGAGTATGGAAAACTTTTTGTCGAAGGACAAAAAGAAGATACTGAAACGGACAGGACATATGTCCACAAGGGAGTGGCTAGCAGAAGTTTTAAACGAGCATGGACTCTATCCGACGACACAGAAGTTAAGGAAGTCACCTTCGAAGACGGACTCCTCGTCATAACACTAGGTAAAATTGTTCCAGAACATCATGCACGTAAAGATTATCTCTAAATAGAAGGTCGTCGTCGCATGACAGAGGGGATACTGGCACAATCCAGCAACGTCCCCTTTTTTTTATGCTATAATATATGGAGGAACTATAGTGTTATGTCAATTAAACTTGCTCTCCTAAAATCTGGAGAAACCATTGTTTCTGATGTTAAAGAACTTGTTTCTGATGACAAAGTATGTGGATATCTTTTTACAAAACCACAAGTAATTGAAGTCAGAAGATCTTTTATGTTGCTAGAAGAACCTGAGCAACCAAAAAGTGGTGACCTTGAAGTTTCGTTGACTTCTTGGATTGTTCTTGCTAAAGATGAAAAAATTCCAGTTTCTCCGGATTGGATCGTGACTATTTTAGATCCTATTGAAACTATCGAAAAAATGTATGAGGAAAAAGTAAATGGAAAAAGTAGTGAAGTGTCTTTTACTGAAAGTTGACAATGTAATTGTTACGGAAATTATTGAGGTTGGATCTGAATTGGGTGAACCAGATTGTAAACTTATTAATCCGTATCAGATTGATGTTGAAGGAAATTTGACTCCTTGGCCAGAAGTTACTGATCAAAAAGAAATGATGATTCATTCTGATAGTATTCTTACTATTGTTGATCCAACAGAAAAAATTGTAAAAAAGTATCTTGAACTAACTACCTAATGAAATTTTATACTAATGTTCAGATGGTCGGGGATCACTTTTTGGTTCGTGGTTATGAAAATGGTAAACATTTTATGACACGAGAAAAGTTTGACCCGACTCTTTTTGTGCCTTCGAAAAGGAAAACAACATATAAAACTCTTAATGGTGAATATGTAGAAGCAGTAAATCCTGGATCTGTTCGTGATTGTAGAGAATTTATCAAAAAATATGAAGGTGTAGAGAACTTTAGTATTTACGGAAATGATCGATACATTTATCAGTATATTTCTGATAAGTATCCTGAAGAAGAAATCAAGTTTGATACAAATAAAATTAATATTTCGACTCTTGATATTGAGGTTGCATCGGAGAATGGATTCCCTGATGTAGAATCTGCTGCAGAAGAAGTGCTTTTGATTACAGTGCAAGATTATGCTACAAAACAGATTCGTACATGGGGTAGAGGTTCTTTTAATAATAAGCAGCAGAATGTTATCTACAAAGGTTTTAGAACTGAGTATGAACTTCTGAGTGACTTTATTAACTGGTGGATGATTGAAGAAAATACTCCAGAAGTTGTTACTGGTTGGAACAGCGAACTGTATGATATTCCATATTTGGTTCGTCGTATTGATCGTGTACTTGGCGAAAAGTTGATGAAACGTATGTCACCATGGGGATTGGTGACTGAACGTGAGACAATTATTATGGGTCGTAAACAAATTTCTTATGATGTTGGTGGCATTACTCAGCTTGACTATCTCAACTTATATAAGAAGTTCACTTATAAAGCGCAGGAATCCTATCGTTTGGATTACATTGCAAGTGTAGAACTTGGGCAGAAGAAACTGGATCACTCCGAGTTTGATACTTTCAAAGACTTCTATACTAATGGGTGGCAAAAGTTTGTAGAATACAATATCATTGACGTGGAACTTGTTGACCGGATGGAAGACAAGATGAAACTCATCGAACTTGCTATTACTATGGCGTATGATGCTAAGGTAAACTATAATGATGTCTTCTATCAAGTAAGGATGTGGGATGCAATCATTTATAATTATTTGAAGAAAAGGAATATTGTTATTCCACCAAAAGAAACTTCTTCTAAAAGTGAAAAATACGCGGGCGCATATGTTAAGGAACCGATTCCTGGAAAGTATGACTGGGTGGTGTCTTTTGACCTTAACTCTCTCTATCCTCATCTCATTATGCAATATAATATCTCACCAGAGACTCTTCTTGATGAAAGACATCCCCGTGCGAGTGTTGATCGAATCCTCAATGAGGAGATAACATTTGAGATGTATAAAGATTATGCGGTATGTGCCAATGGTGCTATGTATCGTAAAGATGTTCGTGGTTTTCTTCCAGAATTGATGGAGAGGATTTATAATGAAAGAAAGATCTTCAAAAAGAAGATGTTGAAAGCAAAACAAGATTATGAAAAAACTCCAACGAAGGCACTGGAAAAAGAAATCGCCCGCTGCAATAACATCCAAATGGCAAGAAAGATTCAACTTAACTCTGCTTACGGTGCGATTGGTAATCAGTATTTTAGGTATTATAAACTTGCAAATGCTGAAGCAATCACTCTCTCAGGTCAAGTTTCGATCCGTTGGATCGAAAACCGTATGAATGAATACCTAAATAAACTTTTGCAAACGGAGGAAGTCGATTATGTTATCGCATCCGACACTGACAGCATCTATCTTAACCTTGGACCTCTTGTTAGTAAATTTTTTGCTAATAAGTCTGGCGACAAAACAGCAATTGTGGGGATACTTGACAAGATCTGCCAAGAAAAACTGGAACCTTTTATCGAACGTTCATACCAGAAACTTGCAGATTACGTATCGGCGTATGATCAAAAGATGCAAATGAAACGTGAGAACATTGCTGAACGTGGTATCTGGACTGCAAAGAAGCGTTATATTCTCAACGTATGGAATAGCGAGGGTGTTCAATACACCGAACCAAAACTCAAGATGATGGGTATTGAGGCAGTCAAATCATCGACACCGGCTCCTTGTCGTAAGATGATTAAAGATGGTCTTAAATTAATGATGAGTGGAAATGAAGATGATGTGATTGATTTTATTGATAAATGTCGATCTGAGTTTAAAAAATTGCCACCAGAACAAATTGCTTTTCCACGATCTGCTTCTGATGTGAAAAAGTATCATTCTCACGCTGACATTTATTCAAAAGGAACTCCTATTCATATTCGTGGAGCACTTCTTTTTAATCACTATATTAAGGAGAAAAAACTAACGAATAAATATTCACTTATTACCAATGGTGAAAAAATTAAGTTCTTATATCTGAAAAAACCAAATATTATTCAGGAGAATATTATTTCTTTCATTCAAGACTTTCCTACAGAACTTGGTCTTGACAGATATATTGATTATGATTTACAATTTGAGAAAAGTTTTGTTGAACCACTTAAATCAATTCTTGATGCTATTGGATGGTCTGTGGAAAAAAGTATTAGTCTGGAGGATTTTTTCTCATAATGGATTTTTTAAAAGATATTGTAAAAGAGATTGGCGGTGAATACACACAACTTGCTTCTGAAATTAATGAAACTGAAACTTATGTTGATACGGGTTCGTATGTTTTTAATGCATTGGTTTCAGGTTCTATATTTGGGGGTGTCTCTAGCAATAAGATTACTGCTATTGCTGGAGAGTCTTCTACTGGAAAGACTTTCTTCAGTCTCGCCGTTGTTAAGAATTTTCTTGATTCTAACCCCGATGGTTATTGTCTCTACTTTGATACTGAGGCTGCCATTACTAAGTCACTCTTGGACTCAAGAGGCATTGACACATCACGGTTTGTCGTGGTTAATGTTGTCACAGTAGAAGAGTTTCGCAGTAAGGCACTTAAGGCAGTAGACATATACCTAAAAAAACCTGTAGAGGAGCGCAAACCTTGTATGTTTGTGTTAGACTCATTGGGAATGCTCTCAACTGAAAAGGAAATCACTGATGCCCTGAACGATAAGCAGGTTCGTGACATGACGAAATCTCAACTTATCAAAGGTGCCTTCAGGATGTTGACATTGAAGTTGGGACAGGCTAATATTCCTATGATTGTGACAAACCACACATATGATGTCATCGGTTCTTATGTTCCTACTAAAGAGATGGGCGGTGGTTCTGGTCTTAAATATGCTGCCAGCACCATCATATATCTCAGCAAGAAAAAAGAAAAAGATGGAACAGAAATTGTCGGAAACATTATCAAGGCAAAGACTGCTAAGTCGCGTTTGAGTAAGGAGAATAAAGATGTTGAGATACGCCTCTATTATGATGAGCGTGGGCTTGATCGATATTATGGTCTTCTGGAGTTGGGTGAACTCGGAGGGCTTTGGAAGAATGTTGCTGGGCGTTATGAAATGAATGGTAAGAAAGTTTATGCAAAACAGATTCTAAAAGAACCTAAGGAATATTTTACTGAGGAAGTAATGCAGAAACTTAATGAAATTGCACAGGAGGAATTTAGTTATGGCAAATCTTAATAATTTTATACATGTATATGAATATGCATTGAATCAACAACAATGTGAATCTTTAATTGATATATTTGAAAATAATCAAAAATATCAAGAAAGAGTGCAAAAGAATTATAATAGACCAAATTTTACTCAAGTTAATTTAACAAGTAATTTGGAATCTTTGGGAGATGATGTAAAATCTTTGCATGATTCAATTGTTAAAACTGTAATAGAATATCGTGACATATATTATCGGACTATTTTATCAAATTCATTAGATTCTAATAATCCAATGAATAACGTTTTTCCACGTGAGCATTCTCTTGAGCAATTTAGAATCAAGAAATATAATAATGATGGAAAAGACTTATTCGATACCCATGTAGATATTATGGATCATGAATCTGCTAAGAGGTATGTTTCTTTTATGTTTTATCTTAATGATGTAGAATCTGGAGGTAAAACAGTTTTTGGAGATTTTGAATATCAACCAAAACAAGGAAATCTTTTAGTTTTTCCACCTCTTTGGATGTTCCCTCATCGTGGAGAACCTCCGATTAGCAATTCAAAGTATATTATGAGCACCTATCTTCACTATAAGTAATGGAACGTCTGGAGTTAACTATTTTAAGAAATCTTGTTTTTAATGAAAATTATGCGCGAAAAGTAATTCCATTTATTCAACCAGATTATTTTGAGCAAAGATCTGAAAAGGTAATTTTTCAAGAAATTGTTCATTTTATTGTTAAATATAATTCTTCAATAACAAAAGAGGCATTAACAATTGAACTTGAAAATCGTATAGATTTTACGGAAACAGAAGTAAAAGAAGTTCGTGACATTGTAGATTCTCTTCATGATGCGCCAGTAGATTATCAGTGGTTGCTGGATACAACAGAGAAATGGTGTCGTGACCGAGCCATTTATCTTGCTCTCATGGAAGCCATTGGTATTGCTGATGGTAATGATGAGAACAAGAACCGTGATGCAATTCCAAGTATTTTGTCAGACGCTCTAGCAGTGTCTTTTGATAATAATATCGGTCATGACTACTTAGAAAACTATCAGGAAAGGTATGATTACTATCATCGGAAGGAAGAAAAAATTGAGTTCGATCTCGAATATTTCAACAAAATTACCAAAGGCGGTTTACCTCCTAAGACTCTTAACATCGCGCTCGCTGGTACAGGCGTCGGCAAGTCTCTATTCATGTGCCATGTTGCTAGCTCCGTGTTGCTCCAAGGACGGAACGTTCTCTATATTACAATGGAGATGGCAGAAGAAAAAATTGCTGAACGAATTGACGCAAACTTATTAAATGTTCCTATTCAAAATCTGACTGATTTGCCAAAGTCAACATTTGAAAACAAGGTAACTAGTCTTTCAAAGAAGACTCAAGGAACACTTATAATTAAAGAGTATCCGACAGCATCGGCACATAGTGGACATTTTAAAGCACTGCTTAATGAACTTGCACTTAAGAAGTCATTTAAGCCTGATATTATTTTCATTGATTACCTTAATATATGTGCTTCCTCCCGCTATAAGTCAGGCGTTTCTATCAATTCATATAGCTATATCAAGGCTATTGCTGAAGAACTTAGAGGATTGGCTGTCGAGAAAGAAGTCCCTATCGTATCTGCCACCCAGACCACTCGTTCTGGTTATTCTAGCAGCGATGTTGATATCACTGACACTAGTGAATCCTTTGGGCTCCCTGCTACTGCTGATCTTATGTTTGCCCTTATTTCAACTGATGAGCTTGAACAACTTGGACAAATTATGGTGAAGCAGTTGAAGAATCGATACAATGACCCGACAATGAACAAGCGATTTATTGTTGGTGTTGATCGTGCCAAGATGAGACTTTATGATTGTGAGCAAAGAGCGCAGAACGACATACTTGACTCTGGTCAGGAAGAGGAGTATAATTACGAGGAGAAACCTAAGAAATCATTTGAAGGATTCAAGTTTTGATTTACTATACAGTTTATGACAAAAAAGGCAACAAATTTGCCGATTGTGGTGGAGAAAATGATGCCAAATGGTTGGCAGAGTTGCGTAAGGGCACTTATAAGACCAACCGACTTGAATGGAATCGAACTATTGATGTAGAAACTTCTAAACTTGAATTGCCTACCAAAGATATTATTGTAAATATGGATGGTGGTGTCGGTGGTTCATGGAATGTCGAAAGTCCACAACTAAATGAAAACAAACAACAACCTTTTGAAGTATAAAAATGACTGAACAAAAACATATTCAATTTGAGCGATACACCGAGTTTGTGGATGCCGTCACCTCCGATGCCTCCAAAGACTTTGTTGCTCTTGCCGACCGCATGGTCGAACTTGATGAAAAAGGTGCTAACATTGAGCGTCTCCTGACATCTGCCGTTGGTATCAATGCCGAAGGTGGTGAGTTTATGGAGATTGTCAAGAAGATGATTTTCCAAGGTAAACCTTGGAATGAAGATAATCGTGAGCACCTGATTATTGAATTGGGAGATGTGATGTGGTATGTTGCTCAAGCATGTATGGCACTCGAAGTTTCTTTTGATGATGTAATCGCAGGTAATGTTAAGAAACTGGGTAAGCGTTATCCAGAAGGCACTTTTGATATTTACTTCTCCGAAAATCGTGCTGCCGATGATCGCTAATTAATGCCAAAAAAATCAAACGAAGATCTCCATCCATTTCCTACATTTCCATATCGTTTAGAATATATGGATGGAAAAGATAAACGAGTTTGTCACTTCCAAACAGAAGATCATAGAACCAAACACATTAAACGATATGGATTGCGAAAAAACAAATACACTATTAATGATGCCATATGACTAAAAGAGAATTTACTGGTAAAGGTGGTGAAGTATGGACTTGGGAAGAAACTCCTGAAACCATCGAAGCACTGAAACGATTGCACGAAACCGTTCAAACAAATGCCACCAGTCGTCTTCATGAAGATATGCGTCGATTGAAGGCACAAGATGATAAAATGAACTATGATACTAGCGGAAAATGAAACCAATTACAGTTGAAGAATACAAAGAAGTAGGCGAAGAGTTCTGGCGTAAATATGATTACGTTTCGCAGAATATTGGTGAAGGTGCAAAACCAGAAGATATTCTTAAAGTTATGGAATCACTCGCAGCTCTTGTAATGAAAAAGCGAGTTGATGATAAACTTGCACCATTTGGATTTAATAAAAAAACTGAAAATGAATGAACCTGAAATTGTAATGTATGATGATTGCTTCTTTATTGAAGAGCGATTTGGTCTTTGGATTAGCGTTTCGAAAGATAGCAGACCACTAATAACATCTCTCACAAAAGAAGAATGTATTCATATGACTCGATTTTATTTAAAAGGAGAGCAAGAAGGATGGAATGAAGAAAGTAATCGTGTTATGAATGATGGTGTTGTTGGCGGCAAACTTTGATGCCGTCTTTTCTGGGGAATTAGTTAAACGGTATAACGGGTGCTTTGCAAGCACTTATTAGGAGTTCGATTCTCCTATTCTCCATATGCTCAAGTGGCGGAATGGTATACGCAGCAGACTTAGAATCTGCCGTCGCAAGACTTGAAGGTTCAAATCCTTTCTTGAGCACTAAATAAAAATAAAAATATGGCTACCATATCTGCAGATAGGGATTGGAATAAGTATGTGAAGAATAATCCTTCATCTAGTAATATAAAATATCCTATTGAAAATAATATAATTAATGAACCTGTATACACTAATACAAGGTTTAATAATATTTTAACTTATGTAAGTAATGGAAATTTTGTTAATATTGTATCCAAACAATTTTTTTTGGAAGGTAGAAGTAAATATGCAAATGTTAGAATAAATGGTATAACTGGATATCTTAGGGCAACTGCAATTCGAAAACCTACAGGATTAAATCCATCCTATGCTGTAGAAAAAAGAGTTTTGGATATGACAAATAATGAAATTCAAAATTTATGTGAACGTGCTGGTATTGGTAGAAATAATAGAGAAGGAATTGATATTTTATCTCCAGATGGAAGATTGATATCAGGAGTTACAAAATTGGAAAAAGTTGATGGTAGAATACATGGTAAAGAACCTAAATCTGATTTTGTTTTTAAAAATAGTGCAAATAATTCTTTATTTTTTATATCCCATAAAACTGGTAGTGGTGCGGGCGCCTTTAGACAGTATGGTGGAATTTCTGAGAAAGCAGGATCTTCTGAATTTCCAACTAAGATTTATGAGAATATTGAGGTTCAATCATTTTTGAATAGACTATATCAACTATATTCTGATGCTACGAGTGGTCAATCTCAAATTGCAAACAATCCATTTGATAGCAAAGGATCTTTAAAAAGGTCTGTTCATTCCTTTGTAAATAATCCAAATCTTGTTAATATGTCTGTTTATGGTGCTGACTATGGTGGTTCTCGAAGTTTAAATAATGTAGATATAATAGGTCAAGGTAGTTTTATTTTTAGACCATTTACTAGTGGTAGTGAAGATGTAATTTACAATTTATCATTTAGTGGTGGTTACCATATAAATGGAGATATTAGTAAATTTATTAATGATGGAAGTGGATATAGAGCAGTTTTATTAGCAGTATCAGATAATAGATCTACAAAAACTCCAAGTGGATCTATACCATTAGTTAGAACTGGAATATATCCAAAAGCATTCAGATCCGGATCTATCGATATATATACACTTATTTAAAATGAAAATAGAAGAATTAGTTGCAGATTTAATATCCGATTTTAATGGATCGTATAAAGATTTTATTGCTTATGTTTATAAAGTCTTCACAAAAAAAATAGATTTTGTAAGCAACAAAACTATCAAGGATAAATATATAAAGATAAGAAAGAGTATTCTGCATTATATCATTGCAAATGAAGCAACAATAACTGCAGAATTGCGTAAAAAAAAAAAAATAAATAATGAAAAATTTTTCCCAATTTATAAAAGAAATTCAATCTCCAGCAGAGAAAGCTAGAAGCTTGAATCTTGTGAGTGATAAGCATGGTGGATGGTATGACCGTAAAGGTGAATTTACTGCAAAAACAAAAGAAGGTAAATTAGTATTTTATAATAAAAGACAGATACCAGGAAGACAAGATCCTTATCAAAGTCAAAAAGAAAAAACAATTGCTTCTCCTGGATACAATGATCCTCGTTTAAAAGCACAAGCTGCAATTAGAAATAGAGAAAAGGCATATGAAGAAAAGGAATTGAGGGAAAAATATATCAAAGAAGAAATTTTTAATGTTGATGATTGGGTAAAGAGTCTTGTCACGGAAAAAGTTGGTAAGATTATTCGTAGAGGAACAAATCATCTTATTTGTGTTACTGAAGATGGTGAAATGTTTAAATCTTGGATTAAAGATTTGGTTGAGTATACTGAAGTTAAAATGGATCGACTTTATAGACTTCCTGGAAAACCAAATACACTTATTGGAACAACCGGATATCGTAAAAATGCAGAACAATCACTTAATTTCATAAATAAGTATAGAAAAAAAGTAGAAACAAAAAGTCTCTCATGAAAAAGAATATTGTTGAAGAGCTTCCAGTAAGAAAACATCCTATGGGTGCTGGTGAATCTAAACCTGCACCGAAATCTAATCAAACAGAGAGATCATCTGATCCGGCTAAGAAAGTGAAACAAGCTGTATACGATATTCGTTATCGTGCAAGAAGAGAAGATATTCCCCTACGTCAGGCGTATTCTCAATATATGCAGAATACGAGTATGAGTCAGCAAGAAAGAGATGCAGTAAAGCAAATGCTTTTTGGAAAATCTGGAATGCAAGAGGACTATAAAATCGAAGAATCGGCACATACAAGTGTTGCTGAAGCTCTTTATAAAGTGTTTGTTGAAGGTATCGAAAAAGATATTACTTTGGTTTATGAAGAAAAAATGAAATCTTCTTCTGATAGAAAATATAAAGTAAGAGTAACAGATAAAAATGGTAAATCTTATGTAAGATATGCAACTCGTGAAAAAATTAGTCAACTTCGCCAAAATCCAAATATTGCAGAAGTTGAAATGACTGAGCATGGTGATCCATATGAAGGTAGAAAAAAGAAAAAAGGTGATGGAAATTTAGCAAATAATTATCCACCTTATGATAGAGTAACTCGTGGAGATGTTATTGCTGGCGCAAAAGGTGAGGATCAAATGGGTGGTAAGATTAAAGAGTCTTATGGTATTACTAATCAAGTTCCAATTGATGTAATGAAGAAAAATAAGACAAATAAAGTTACTATGATGCCATCTGAGCCTAATGGAAAGAGTAAAAAGTTGATGAATAGTTATCGACCAAATACTCCTTTTATTATTGAAAAGGCGGAAAGTCGAGCGCAGCAAAAATTTATGGGTATGGTTTATGCTGCTAAGACAGGAAAAAAGCCCGCCTCACCAGAAGTTGCAAAAGCAGCAAAAGGTATGAGTGAAAAAGAAGCAAAAAAGTATGCTTCCACAAAACATAAAGGTCTTCCTGAGAAAAAAATGAATGAAGAAATGGGTGAACGTGATAAAAGAGCAGATTATGCGTATAGAGAGATGATTAAAAATAAACTGAGAGCAGGAATGGGTATTAAAAATCCAATGGTAATGAGCAATCCTGAAAATCTTGAAAAAGATTTTAATAAAGTTGCAACTGCAAAATCTGTAAAGTCTGCATGTGACTAAATTGCTGATATATAGTATTGAGTTTTCATCACTATCATGCTCGCATTTCTTCTTCCGTTAGCATCAAAAATTATTTCCGATGCTGTTTCTAAAATTCCTGAAAATGAGGAACTTGGAGAAAAACTGATTGATATTTGTTTAGTTATTCTTGGTAAAGCAGTAAAACTGACTAAAACAGATATGGATGACCAACTTTTAGAGGTTGTTACAAAAGCAATCAAAGCAAGAGAAGAGTGATAATTGGAGACCTTAGGGTCTCCTTTTTTTATAAATATCTGTATAAAAGATTATAAGGTAAGGAAACATGGCTCTCTGGGGCAATACAGACTTAGTATATTCTGATGGAACTGTTCAAGTAAATTTAACGACTCCAGAAATAACTGGCACTACAGGTGTAGTTAGTTTTACTGCAAATGGAGTTGCTGCTGGTAATGTAATTACTGTCGGAGCCGGAGCAACTTATGGATATGCTATTATCACTGGCGTAACTTCTACAACACTTTCTATTGCTAGCACTGCTGGATTTGTAAGTGGTCTTACAACAGTTCCAGCAACTACATATGAGATTTCTGAAGAACCACTTTACACCGTTCTTGATTCCCATTATAGAGCACCTGAGGCAAAAACATCAGGATTCTCAACTAATCCAGTAACAACATCTGTATATGGTGTTGATTATCTTGAGGTTGGTGTAGCAGCAACTACTAGTTATGCTGTTGGTCACTCTGGATGGGTTGGTATTACTTCATATGTTGATATGCATGGAAACCTGAGAGTTAAGCATGAAGTTTTAGTTGCTGGCGGAATCCTAACAACATCTGACAGTGCTGACGAAGATTTAATTTGATAATATAAAGTATGAGATTTGATGAGTTGAATGAGAATAATTATTTGTTATTCGCGATAAAATTTTATGACAATCCTCAAGCTCTGACTATGGAGGATTTTGAAAATGATTTGAAGAGAATACGATACATAAAAAGATTATTAAAGAGATATAAGAGCAATGGTGAACTTAAAGTTCACTTAATTCTCAATCACTTAATAATTATGTTTAATGTTTTCAGTGATGCAGCAGTTCCTTTGTTATTTTATAATTTGGAAAAGGAACTATGGCCATCTATGAAAAGTTTTTTGTTATTTTTGAATCGTATCCCTGAATATCCAAAAACTCAAATACATGATATTCAACAAGATGAAGAATGCTTTAAAAAATTGCAAGAGATCTGATGAATATTCAAAAGATTATAGGTATTGTTAAAAAACTTAGAGAAGAAGCAATAGCAAATACAGTTGGTGGTGGACATATTGCAGGAACTGCTGAAGCTGGTGATGATCCGCCGGTTAGAAGAAGAAAGAAAACACCAAAAGGTCATGTTGGATCAAGAGTTCCTTGGTTACAGTATTTAAGAAATAAGTAAAATGTTTTCAGATTCAAAGGTTGCTGTATTAGAATCGAAACTTGGTATCTATGAAGACTTGTCACGAGAAATGCTTGCCAAGTTAGAAACTGCAGTAGAAAAGATATCAGAAGGAAATAACCGTATTGCTCAGATTCTCACTAAGCATGATGAGAGAATTGAGCAGAGTATGAAGACTGATTCTCTCATTATCAAAATGATTGATGAGTTAAAGGAAGATAGCGAGAACGATCATAAGATTTTGCATGAAAGAATAGATAAGATAGAAACAGAAATAAAGGCATTCTCAAAGTTTCGTTGGCAGGTCGGTGGAGTCTTGGTAGTTGTAGCACTTTTCATTAGTGCCGGTACTATTCTTCCACTTTCCTTGACCCAACAGGCACCACAGGTTATAATGGAGAGACGATAGTATTGTCTCTGCAATGGATCTAGTTGACTCCAAGTATATTGGTCTGATTTCTTCACGCCTACAAAAGTTCAAAAAGGTCAAAACAGATCTCTATAACTTTCGGTGTCCTATTTGCGGAGATTCGCAAAAGAACAAAAATAAGACAAGGGGATATCTCTACCAGGTCAAAAATAACACAAACTTTAAGTGCCATAATTGTGGCGCGAGTATGTCATTGAATAATTTTCTCAAGCAGATGGATACCACGCTGCATAAGCAGTATACACTTGAGAAGTTCAAGGAAGGGCACACCGGCAAAAACTTTGTGGTTGAAGAACCAAAGTTTGATTTTAAGAAACCTGTATTCAAACAATCTATTGATCTTCCAAAGGCATCAAGTAATTCTGTTGCGAAGAAATATCTTGAAAATAGGAAATTAGACCCAGATAAGTTTTACTATACTGAACAATTTAAGAGATGGGTAAATACTCAAAAAAAGACATTTGATGTTATTAATAGAGATGAACCACGTATCATCATTCCGATGTATGATGAAGATAAAAATTTGATTGGATTTCAAGGGAGAGCACTGGATAAGTCTCCTAATAAATATATCACCATTATGATTCAAGAGGAGGCACCAAAAATATATGGAATGGAAAAAATTAATAGAGACTTACCTATCTACTTGGTCGAAGGACCCTTTGACAGCACTTTCATCACTAATAGTGTGGCTTTGTGTGGCAGTGACGGTGACGTTCGTTGTCTTGAAGGAAGCAGTATTGTTTTTGTTTATGATAACGAGCCCCGCAATCGAGAGATTGTTGGAAGGATTGAGAGATGTATCGAACGAAATGAAAGCGTCGTCATCTGGCCAAGCACCGTAAAAGAAAAAGACATAAACGATATGGTTCTTGCTGGTCATAATGTCAAATCTATGCTAGAATCAAATACCTACTCTGGATTGGAAGCAAAGGTCAAATTTAACAATTGGAAAAAGATATGACAAACGGAACAAAAGTTGTCAAGAGAAATGGGTCTATTGAACCTCTTGATTTGAACAAACTTCACAAAATGGTTGATGAGGCATGTAAAGACCTTGCCGGGGTCTCTGCAAGTCAGGTCGAAATTCAATCAGGTATTCAATTTTACGATGGCATTACGACAGCAGAAATTCAAGAAATTCTAATTCGTTCTGCAAGTGATTTAATTGATCTTAATCATCCTAACTATCAGTTTGTGGCAGCAAGACTTCTTCTGTTTGCTCTTCGTAAACAGTTGTATGGTCGTATGCATGAAACACCTACGGTAAAACAGCATATAGACCAATGCATCAAAAAAGGTGTTTATGATGCAGAAATTGCGAACCTTTATACTGATGAAGAGTTTGATAAACTCCAATCATTCATTGATCATGATCGTGACTTTTTGTTTACATATGCTGGATTGAGACAGGTTGTAGATAAATATCTCGTGCAAGATAGAAGTAGTGGTGCTCTTTATGAAACACCACAGTTCATGTATCTTCTGATTGCAGCAACTATCTTTTCGAAGTATCCTAAAGAGATCCGTCTCGATTATGTAAGGAAGTATTATGACGCAATCTCGAAACACCGAATCAACATTCCCACACCTATCATGGCAGGAGTGCGAACTCCACTTAGACAATACGCTAGCTGTGTTCTTGTTGATGTTGATGACTCCCTCGATTCTATCTTTAGCTCTGATATGGCTATTGGCAGATACGTTGCACAAAGGGCGGGCATCGGTATCAACGCAGGCAGAATCCGTGGCATCAACAGTAAAATCAGAGGCGGAGAAGTGCAGCACACAGGTGTTGTTCCATTTCTCAAGAAGTTTGAAGCAACTGTCAGATGTTGCACGCAAAATGGCATCAGAGGTGGATCAGCAACTGTCCACTTCCCCATCTGGCACCAAGAAATAGAAGACATTATTGTTCTCAAAAACAATAAAGGAACAGAAGACAATCGAGTAAGAAAACTTGACTACTCCATTCAAATTTCAAAACTTTTCTATGAGCGTTTCATCCAGAATGGAGAGATTAGCCTGTTCTCACCGCATGATGTTCCAGGACTCTATGATGCTTTTGGTACTGATTCATTTGATGATCTCTATGTGGGCTATGAACAAAATGAGTCTGTTCCAAGAAAAACTATCGGTGCTCAAGAACTTTTTCTTAACATCTTAAAAGAAAGAGCAGAAACTGGTCGTCTCTATATCATGAATATCGACCATTGTAACTCTCACTCTTCCTTTATGGATAAAGTTGAAATGAGCAATCTGTGCCAGGAGATTACACTTCCAACTAAACCAATCAAACACATTGATGATGAAGATGGGGAAATTGCTCTGTGTATCCTTTCTGCTATTAATATTGGTAAAATCAGGTCTTTGGAGGATCTTGAAGTTCTTTGCGATCTTGCTGTTAGGAGTCTTGATGAACTCATTGATTTTCAACAATATCCAGTCAGATCAGCAGAGATTGCCACTAAAGCACGTCGTTCCCTTGGAATAGGGTATATTGGTCTCGCACATTATCTTGCCAAGCACGGGTGGTTCTATGACGATCCTAATGCTTGGAAACTGATTCATGATCTTTCAGAGGCATTCCAATATTATCTGATTCGTGCTACAGTAAATCTTGCCAAAGAAAAAGGAGCATGTGAATTCAGTCATCGCACCAAGTATGGGCACGGAATTCTGCCGATTGATACATACAAGAAGGATGTAGATGAGATCGTACCAAATGAGCTTCATTATGATTGGGACGGTCTTAGAGAGGATGTCAAGAAGTACGGAGTACGGAACTCAACATTGTCCGCACAAATGCCTTCAGAGAGCAGTTCCGTTGTGTCAAACGCAACAAATGGAATCGAACCACCTCGTGCTTTCTTGTCCGTTAAGAAGTCAAAGAAAGGAACACTCAAACAGATTGTTCCACAATATAGCACTCTTAAAAGCAATTATACGCTTCTTTGGGATATGGAGTCCAATCGTGGTTATATTAATGTTGTTGCTGTAATGCAAAAGTTTTTTGATCAAGCTATTTCTGGTAATTGGAACTATAATCCTTTTAAGTTTCCTGACAATGAGATTCCTATTTCTTTATGGGCACAAGACCTTTTGACTACATATAAGTACGGTTGGAAAACCAGTTATTATCAAAATACATACGACAACAAAAACGACGAACTTGAAGAGACAAATTCAACACTAGATAATTTAATTTCTGAAATCGAAAATACAGCGGAGGAAGAGTGTGAGTCTTGTAAGATTTAAGACAAATAAAGAAGAAAAACCCATGGTAAATTCCATGACAGTATTTAATTCTGAAGAAATTGATACCAAAAAGCAACCCATGTTTTTTGGAAAACCTCTGGGAATCCAAAGATATGATTCATACAAATATCCAGTATTTGAAAAAATTACTACACAACAACTAGGATACTTTTGGAGACCCGAGGAGGTCTCCCTCCAAAAAGATCGTGGCGATTACCATACACTGCGCCCTGAACAGAAGCATATTTTTACCAGCAATTTGAAGTATCAAGTTATGCTGGATTCTGTTCAGGGTCGTGGTCCTGGTATGGCATTTGCTCCATACTGCTCTTTACCTGAACTAGAGGCATGTATGAAGGTCTGGGAGTTCATGGAAATGATTCACAGTCGTTCTTACACATATATCATTAAGAATGTATATTCAGACCCATCTGAGATTTTTGACACGATTCTTCGCGATGATCGTATCGTCGAACGTGCAATGAGTGTAACTTCTGCATATAATGACTTTATTAATTCTGCTCAACAATATGGAAATTCTGATGAATGGTTACATGCATTAGAACAAGTTCCTTATGCACAAGAGGCAAGATATGAACTCAAGCGCAAGCTCTATCGAGCAGTTGCAAACGTTAATATTCTTGAAGGTATTCGCTTTTACGTATCCTTTGCTTGCAGTTTTGCTTTTGGCGAACTCAAACTTATGGAGGGAAGTGCAAAAATCATCTCACTAATTGCTAGAGATGAAAATCAACATTTAGTAATTACTCAAAATATTCTAAATAAGTGGAAAGAGGGTGATGATCCTGAGATGAAAAAAATTTCTCAGGAAGAAGAACCTTGGTTAATCCGAACTTTTGATAGTGCCGTAAATCAAGAAAAACTTTGGGCAGAGTATTTGTTCAAGGATGGATCTATGATTGGATTAAATGACAAACTGTTACATCAGTATGTCGAATGGATTGCTAATCGTAGAATGAAAGCAATTGGAATCAAACCAATTTATGGAATTTCTGCAAAAAATAATCCATTACCTTGGACAGAGCATTGGATCTCTTCTAAAGGTCTTCAAGTGGCACCTCAAGAAACCGAAGTCGAGTCTTACATCGTTGGAGGAATTAAACAAGATGTCACAAAAGATTCATTCTCAGGATTCCAACTTTGAGGAAACTTGGAGAAAAATGGATGAGATTGATCCACTAACTCCCAAAGTTTCTGAATGCAAAGGAAACTGTAAGTGTAACTGTCTAAAAACTGAAGATGCCATAAAAATATATCAAGAAGCAGCTGCTGCCGATGATTTTATTTTTGGAGATTATGATTATACTAAAGAATGGATAAATGATTTCAACAAGGAGGGGTAATACCCTCCTTTTTTTATATAAATACCTAAAAAGTGTATATCGATAATGAAGAGTTTTAAGGAGTTTCTTAATGAAGATGCAGTAAAGGCTGCTGAAGCTTGGAGAAAGTGGATGGCAGAGAATCCTCAAGATTTTAAGAAGGGAGGAAGATTTTACGAGAAAGGTGGCACCGAAAAAACATCTGCTGCTGCTAAAAATTTTATGAAAACTTATATGAAAACTGGCAGACCACCAGAAGGATTTGAATTTAAAACTACAAAAGTTTCTGGATCAGATGTTGGGTTTGGTGGTAAAACAAAAAAAGAACCACCTAAAGCACAACCAGAACCACCTAAAGCACAACCAGAACAACCTAAAGCGCAAACTAGAGCACAACAACCAGAACAACCTAAAGCACAACCTAAAGCACAACCTAAAGCACAACCTAAAGCACAACCTAAAGCACAACCAGAACAACCTAAAGCGCAAACTAGAGCACAACAACCATCACCTAAAGTACGACCAAAACTTAGATCTAGACTTGGAAGAGTCGGTAATTTAGCACTTTCCGGTTTAAGTGCTGTAGATGCAATTGATTCTGCATCGAGAGGTGAATATGGTGATGCCCTTACCAGTGGATTACTTGCTGCACAAGGATCTAGAAGGTTGTCACGAGCAGCTCCAAGAGCAGGTAGAACTGCCGTTCAAAAAATTGCTACTAGATTAGGAAGACCTGTCTTAGGAAAAGCTGCTGCTCGATTTGTTCCTGGACTTAGCACTGCTTATGGTATTGCTAGAGGAACACAAGCTGCAATGAGAGGTGATCAACTTGGTGCTGCATTGGGTTATGGATCTGCAATTCCTGTTGTTGGTGGAGCATTTGCTGCTGCCGATATAGCCAGAGATGTAATGCCACAGAAATGGAAAAATAAAATTGCAAGTTCAATTGGATATAGAAAAACTTCAGATGCTGCTGCTCAAACAAAAAAAGATATTGAAAAATTAAAAAATAGGCCGCGAACTTCACCAAAACAAATGTTGAGTACAATGGACACTAGATCATCAAGGAATGTGGCATCAAAACTTGGCACTTATGGTGCCACACAAGGATCTGCTATTGTAGGAACTGGTGGTAAAACTACTTTTGATACTAAGAATAACAAAATTACAACAGGTGGAAAAACTGCTAGTCTTCCTAGTACACAAATTCTTCCTGGTGGTAGAGTTGGCGATCTTGCTTATAGAAATGGAAAACCAGTATATCTTGCAAGAGCTTCTGTTGCCTCCAGAAATAACAATTTGTTTGCTAGATTATCAAGAGCAACTGGTATAGGTGGTCAGAGACAAAGAGATGCTGCTGCTGCTCAAAGAGAAAGAAATCAAGCAATTTCAAATACTCAAAAATATAGAAGAGATCTCGGAATAAGTGGAAGTGGTGCGTCATATAATCCACCTAAAACAGGTCAGTCTGCTAGATCTGCGCAAGCATATGCGGCATCAAAAGGTAAATATTATTCTAGCACTACTGGAAAAACATATGCGAATTATGCTGCGGCGTTAAAAGACCCTGCAGTTAGAAAAGCTACTTCAAAAACATAATTTTTGATAAATAAATATACGACAACAGTGTATAAGAAAATGAGTATTAGAGGTCTTAAAGAAGCATATCAAGAAGTTTATCTTAACGAATCTATAGAAAATCTTGCTATTGCTTTAATTGAAGAAGGATATGATTTAGATCAAATCACTGAGCAAGATTTTTATAATATTTGTGAGGAAAATGGTTTCATTTGTGAAGGTGGTAAAGCTAAAGCATTGTTGGATTTATTGAGAAGTCCTGCAGCTCGAAGAGTATACGGAAAAGCTTATAGAGGTCTTGTAAAACCTGTGGTGGGTGGTGCTAAACGACCTTTAAAAGCAGCACTTGGAGTGCTTGGTGCAACCGCCGCAACTAAGTATGGATTAATTCCAGCAGTCAAATACGCTGGCGGCGAATTAAAAAAAGGTTTGAAATCGGCAGATGATGCTTTAGGTGGTAATATTCAGAAAATGATGAAGGGAGGAGATAGTAACCAATCCAAACCCGTTAAGAAGAAGGAAGAAGAAGACAAAGATGCCTGGATGAATAAGTATCTCACTCAAGGAGATTCTGAAGATATGTTCGATCTAGTAAAAAATCATTTGCTAGACGAAGGTTATGCAGACACCGAAAATGCAGCAATTGTTATTATGTCTAATATGAGTGAAGAGTGGAGAAAGAGTATTCTTGAAGGTTCTATTGCAGATAGAGCAAGAAAAGTTGTTGATGCCCAGAGACAAGGTTTTCATGGTGATGCTGATGAAATGAAGCGAGATATGGATGCAATCAATTTAAATCTTCTTAGATTGAGACCTTATGGTGTTAAAGGATTTCCTTCGGTTAAAAAGAATGAACCCAAGAAGACTACTAATGCTTAAAACCTTCTATAAACTAAAGGGAGTCTGATAATGCTAAACGAGCAAAGGAAGTTTGATTATGCTAGGGAAAATAATGTTCCTGGTATAAATTTTAGAAATAAAGAAGGCAACCTTGTATGGCGAAAACTTGATGCTGAATTGAAAGCAGATTTAAAAAGACAAGGTTATAACTGGAGAGAATTGGAAAAATCTTATCTTAGAAGACGCGGACAAAAGCAAGTTGAAAAAGATGTGGATGATGTGGCAGCAGCAAAGGCAGCAGCAGAAGAACAAAAACCAGAACAACCTAAAGAACAACCTAAAGAACAACCTAAAGAACAACCTAAAGAACAACCTAAAGAACAACCTAAAGAACAACCTAAAGAACAACCTAAAGAACAACCTAAAGAACAAAAACCAAAACAATTAACTAATCGTGAAAAATGGGAAAAAGCAAATCCACGTTTAGCTGCAGCAGAAAAGATTAGAGCAGAATTTAAGTCTGCTGGGAAATCTCCTTATAGTAAAGAAGCAAGAAAAGCGGTTTCAAAAGTGATTTATACAGATCCAAAGTCAAAAGCTTACGTTAAAGATTCTTATGATGTAGTATTGGATTATCTCTTCTCTATGGGGCATGTAGATACTTTAGAAGAAGCACATTATATCATGATGCAACTTGATTCTGAAAATATTCAGGGTATCATGGAGCAAATGCTTCCTCCTATAGACTTTGAAAAACATAAAGCAGCACAAAAGACGCAAAAAATTTATAATAAAGCAACACAAGGAGCAGGATCAGAAAAAGATTTTCTGAAAAGAACTGGGGCACAACTTCCTAGAGTCTAACATATGTGTAAAGAGGGTTGACAACCCTCTTTTTTTTGTGTAAAATACCTTTGTTAGGGTTAAAAGATAAATAATAGCTCATTGAAATCTATAAGATGAGCTATGATAATCCGTGGAGATATGATGAGAGAGTTTTTGATAGTAATGATATTGGGGACTACTACGGCTTTGTTTATCTCATTACCAATCAGTCAAACAAACGACAATACATTGGTAGAAAGTATTTTTGGTCATATAGAACTCCACCAGGAAAGAAAAGGAAAGTAAAACAAGAATCTGATTGGAAGAAGTATTATGGTTCTTGTCCTGAATTAAAAGAAGATATTAAAAAGTATGGTAAAGAGACCTTCAGTAGAGTTATATTGAGTCTACATAAGACAAAAGGACTTTGTAATTATGAGGAGACCAAGCAACTCTTTCTCAATAATGTCTTATCTGAATCGCTTGACAACGGGGTGCCTGCGTTCTATAATAGCAACATTCTCGGGCGCTACATGCGCAAAGACTATGGTAACTTTGGAAGACACTCTGAAAACGACACATGACTGGGCAGTTGATAGACTGCACACTCTCTGTCAAGACCCTTCAAACGACCCATTAGAATGTGTTGAGAATGCACATGCACTTCATTGTGAGTTTTATGAGTGGCTTGATCCTGATGTTGAAGACCATGAAATTTACTCTCTTGAATATCTTGGTGAAGATTGATTCACTAAATACCCCGTGCCGTGAAGAACATTATGTTCTTGTAACGGATGTCGAATTCTGTTTATTTTAATGCTTAAAAAATTACTTCCTATTGTTCTTGCAACTTCAATACCAGCTGCTTTTGCATATCCATCAATCGATGAAATCGAAAATCCATGGATTGATCCATCAGATATTGAGTCTGTCAAAAAAATTGATGCCGATTTAGATCCGAAAAAAGCAATTCCGATTGCTAAAATTATTGAAGAAGAAAAGACATGGAAATGTCCTTCTTGTAATGAAAATGAGAAATATGTTCTCAAAGAACTTCAAGAAAAGACAAGTATTACTGATCGTAATGCTCTTGCCACTATCATGGGCAACATAAAGTCAGAGTCAAACTTTATTCCCAATATTTGTGAAGGTGGTGCAAGAGTTTCATACCATCATTGCTATAGTGGTGGTTATGGATTGATTCAATGGACTTCCAGCAATCGGTATTATGGATTGGGTCAGTTTGCAAAGAAGTACGGATGTAATCCTAGTGAACTTAAATGTCAAACTCGTTATATGATTAACGAACCAACTTTCCAAAAGCATATTCATGAATTTGAAGGTAGTGGTCAAACAGTTAAATGGTATATGACTACTGCATATTATTGGTTGGGATGGGGTATTAAGGGGTATCGAGAGCAATATGCTTATAACTATATAAAGAAATTTGTTTTATCTTGAAATGGAACTATTTAAAAAACTCATCGAAAAAATTAATCCTTTAGAATCTTCTGTCAAAGAGGTTACCTCTAGTCATTTTAGTCATGGATATAGTCCATATAATGGAGTCAAATCTGTTTCGAGTGAAACGATTTTAAAAAATAACCATTACATTGCCGTTCCTGCTCCAGATATTCTTCCATATGATCCTTGGTTTGATCCACCTATTAAAACGGAAAAACAAATTATTATTGAGAAAAAAAAGTTAGAAGCAAAGAAACAGCAAGAACAAGTTGAATCTACTATGAAGCAATCAAAAGAACCAAAGAATATTCATGATGTTCTATATAAAAAAGCAGCAGCACACATGAAAAACTCCTGGCAAGAAAATCTTGGTGGTTCTGAAAACTTTCATCAAGGTCCTGGTGGTTGGACATCTGGCACTGGTATTAATCAATTTCGTTGAGTTTTTATGAAAAAATTTATTGTCACTTTTTTGACTGCATTTGCTTTTGCTACTCCCGCACTTGCTGACCCAGAAGTAAAAGGTTGGAATAGTTATGACGCAATGGGTTGTATGCTTTTACGAGAATGCACCGATGAAGTCAAACAAGTCAAAGATATTGAAGATCTTTCCACGAGGTATCCAGATAGCGATTTTAGTTCTATTGCTTATGAGTTTAATGAGATGCTATCTGCTCTTAGAGAAATCGGAGTTAAAGTTTTTCTAGCAAGTGAAAAATATTTTCCTCCACAGCATCGTGGGGTATATCACACAGTTGGAAATAACTTCTTTCTGAATGAAGACTATATGCACAAACCTCATCAGTTGATGAGCGTCATGAGGCACGAAGGATGGCACGCTGCTCAAGATTGTATGGCAGGAACAATTCATAATAACTTTATTGCTATCATTCATAATGAAGATGAGATTCCTCAATATTGGCGCGATATTGCTAAAGATACTTATCCAAAACATTCTCTTCCTTGGGAACAAGAAGCAATGTGGGCTGGTCATACTGAAAACATGACCATGAATGCTCTTATGGTATGTGCCAAACAACCAATGTGGAAAGTTTATCCTCCAACTCCTCTTACCAAGAAATATTTAATTGATGAGGGGTTTATTGATAAATAAAAGAGCCTCACTCTTTTCAAATGACAGATTCAAACCTGAAGCAAAAAGAGGATGCCAATAAGAAAGATAAGTTTGATTGGGCAGATGAAGGTTTATCTGCCCTTGTGCGTGTTGTTATTCTATCGTGGTCTGCAGCAATTCTTACACTTAATTATGTAACTATTCCTGGTGTTCCTCAAAAAAACATAGACCCAACTTTTATTGCTAGCGTCTTTACTGGAACTTTAGCTACATTTGGAGTTCAACCGGCAAAGAAAAAAGATGAAGAAGTTGTTAAAAAAGAGGAAGATAAAAAAGAAAAAGTTCAATAGTGATTGATCATGATATGGGAATCAAAAGTGTCTGAGAAAATTGAACTAGAAATACCAACAACAACGCCAACAAAGCAATCACCAATTAAGATTGCTTTGTTGGCATTAGGTATGATTGTTGGTATTTCTCATATTGGTCTTCTCGGATATGTTCTTAAAGATAATAATTCAAAAGTAAATCAAGTTCCTGTTATTAATATTCCTCGCGGACCATATTCATCTTATAAAATCAAAGCAAATAAAGATGGATATGAAATTGAATATCGTGCAGATGATCCTAAGATTTTAGAATCTGAAAGATCTCTTGATGTCGATAGAAATAAAAAAGGATGGTTTGGCGGATCATCTGAAAAAAGGAATGAATATCGTCGTGATCAATATACAAGAGAAGGCACCAGAAATACAGGAGGTGCCGCAACAGACGGTGAGGGAAAGACTCTTGCCAAAAGCGAAGAGTGCATCAGGGCGGACGCTGGAGCACGGTCACAAGGTGCGATGGCAGGTAGTGCAATTGCTGCTGGCGCAATTGTTCCTGCTGTTGTTAACATTCCCTACGTTGGTTGGTTAGTAGGTGGTTGGGCATTATTACTTGGTCAAAAAGTAGGTTCTGATGTTGGATCTGAAGTTGGATCTGTCTTTAATGATTGTTAGTGATGCTTACCTTTATAAACTATGTCACTGCATTCTGGTCAGTGGTTGTAATAAATTGCATTAACACCGTGAATTTTAAATATTGTTTACCAGTTAATGAATGGTTATTTCCTGAGATTCAGTATTTGATTAAACTTAAAACAGGTGAAATAGTTCCATATCAAGAAGAAAAAGATTACCTTAAAAAGATAAATGAATGATCCAGTTTGGAGTATTTTTATTGCGATGATCCTACTCCTTTCTGGAACGGGATATTACATATATACTATTATGTTTTTAGCATATCAGGAACTAAAAGAAGATGGCCAAGTCCGCGAACAAGGGCAAGAAGGGATCTGCGAACAACAAGGCGCAGAACCAGGGCAATGCAACGGCAAAGAAAGCTAAGAATGGAGGAAAGAAAAAGTAATATATACTTTGTATGGCATATGATAAAAATGAAATACCTGTTGATTCCAATTCTTATTTTGAGTACGACGGCAGTTTATGCTCAAAATAAGAAGTTGGAGATATTCAATCAGGCACTAGAAAATTTAAAATTATATCGGTTGGAGCAAACAATGACTCCTCCCGAAGATGCCTTAGATCAAGCATTAGCGGAGTTCAATTATGGGCATTATGGTTCCACCGAGTCGGAAGAGTTGTTACAACTTCCGAGTAGTAGAGATTAATCGTGTCGTCGATGGTGATACTATTGATGTTACTATTGATCTCGGTTTTGATTTATACAAGAAAGAAAGAGTTAGAGTTGCAGGAGTTGATACGCCTGAGAAGAGAACAAAGGATGAGGAAGAGAAGGCATTAGGATATGATGCCACTCATTGGCTTGAAGAAAAACTTGAAAGCGCAATTGCCGGTGAAGATGATCTTGTCATCCGCACTGAACTTGTTGGTGGTGTGGGCAAGTATGGTCGTCTTCTTGGATGGTTATATATTGGTGACGCAACTGTTTCACTTAATGAGCAAATGATTGCTGAAGGACTAGCGTGGGAATACGATGGGGGGACAAAGAAAAAGAACTTTGAAGAACTGAAAGAAATTCGTCGTGCTCATGGCACTTTAGTGGTATGATTTCTACTCTTTATGTTCTTTTTTTAATCGTTTTAATTACTCTTGGTATGAATGCTATTGGAAATAAAAATAGCATTAATAGGGATTAATAAAAATGCAAAAAATTTTTAATTTTATGGCTTTTACATCCTTTTTGGTTAGTGCTGCTATTGCTGCAGGAGGATTTTGGTTGTATAAAAATAAAGATGTAATGATTGAAGAGACGAGGCAAAAGGTTGTTAAGGAAATTTCAGATTCTCTTCCTGGAATTGTTCAAGAATTAATGCCAAAAGTTCCTGAAATGCCATCGGCAACCGGTGGAGTTATTCCCGAAACAAAAACTAACATTCCACCTGTAACTGGCGGAGTTGTGCCTTTTTAATGTTAAATAGTTAAAGAATTATTGGTATTATGGTTAAAAGAAAAAAAGATATGGCAAAGGAAGAGGCAACAAAAACCTTTGCCCTATATGTATTTTTCCATTCCATATGGACATCAGTTTTTAATTTCTTTGAAAGTTAATGATTGAAATTCGTGAAATTCGGATAAGGGAAATTAATGTTCCTCCAGTTCCTGAATGGTTGATGTCTCCACCTACGGCAATACCTGCTGCTGCACCAGTGACATTTCAGGTTGGTGTTCCTATTATAGATATGCCAGGATGTGTTCAGTCACATAATTCTGGAAACGGTAATAAGGAGCTTCAAAAAGATGACCCGAATGGACTTGTTACGCATTGTGACGCTAGTATCCCCTTTTATACTCCTATGGATTTTGAACCAGAAAGGGTGATACCAACAAAACCTGCTGCAGTTCCAAAGTATGAAAAACCAAAAGCAGAAACTCCAGAAATTCCCCTAGAAGTTCTTCCTGCCCAACCACAAACAGTTCAGATAAAAGAACCTGTTATAGAAGTTCCTGAACCTAAACCAGAAATACCTTGGCAAGAAAAATATTTACCGGCACCAGAAGCGGCAACAACGACTGCTACGATTGCTGTGATTGCGACTACATCTGCGCTTCTGGCAAAACCACTTGCCGATATTTTATTAAAAGTTATTAAACCAACAGTTAAGAAGGTTATTACAAAGATCGCAAAGATAAGAGGAAAGAAACCTAAGATTTTGTCTTTGGCAGAGCGTCGAGAGGAGCAGCGGGACCGGACACAGGCAATTCGCGCTTTGAGGAAGGCACTGAAGCCGAAGGGATAGAATGTCTGTGTGGTGGAATCACTCCTCCAGGATTAGTTACGATAACATCGGAACATATCTTTGCGTATTCACTTTTCGGATGAAAGTAAATACCTGCCTTCATTAATTCGCCACAATTTTTAAGTCTGGCAATCTCAAAATCCAATCTCTTATTGGCAAGCATTTGTTGTTGTAATGCAGTATGAGTATCTGCTGCTTTTTTGCAACGTGACTGTAATCCACCATCAAGAGGAATAGAGAGCGTTGCCGAAATGCCCAGAGAAGTATTGTGATTATTCTTCTGCCCAGTTCTGATTGGAACTCTATACAAGACGCTTCCTGGGTTATCTGGTGCCCCATCTTCGTCCATGTCTCTCATATCATAGACATTATCCCAATAGTAATCTTCGTATGGGGTTTGTCTTGAGAGTGCTCCTGTTATGAATGGCGTAAAATTGAGGGTAGGTCCCTGACACTGGATTCCACCACCATACGTGTTCGTGATGTATGGGCCTTGTAGCACCTGAATCGCCTGGTTGGTAACGCTACCCGAGCTGTTAGCAATAGGAGAAGCGGTGGCGCTAACGCCACCAACAGTCTCAGCCAATACCTTTTGTGAGAGAATGGAGGATACAATAAGTGCTCCTGTTACTATACGACTTACTGTTGAAATATACTTGTTGTGTCTGTAATGCTTGTCACTTCTGTGACTCTTTGAATAATCGTTTGATTCGACATTCCTGGACCAGAATACGTTTCTGTAAACTGGAATGCTGCTCCTGGGTTTGTCTGTACGAATTGTGGTTTGCTTGTTACTCCAGTCCATGATGATGTCACTCCATCAATAGTTACGCTTATTGCCCCAGTTCCTGGGGATAAATTTCCATTTGCCGTGATTCCACTTCCAGTTACAGAATATTGATATCCAGTGCTGTAATCAATTGAGTTGATTGTTTCTGTAACTTTAGACGTGGTTTCTGTGTGGCTGGTCATCGCTCCTTGTGTAAAGTTAGGAACTACTGGAACTGCCTTTGCAACAGGTACAAGTAGTCCGTGTAGAACACCAAGAACCAACCCAAGACCGATTGCTTCTTGTAATCTATCCATATTTATTGTCAGTCGATTACAGTGATTTCTGAAACAAATTGTCCTACCGCACTTGAACCTGGACCACCTGCTGTTACGGTAAGAACTCCTGCCGAAGTTACTGTACCGGCAAGAGCACCAGCAGTTCCTGCAGTATAAGAAGTTACGCTTCCAAAGTTGGGAACATCACCGACAGTGGGAGCAGCAGCAGGAATTGCATCGCCCTGAGTATAAGATTGACTAAATGAGAATGCGGCACCAGGAGTATCTTGAGTTGCAGCAATCGTTCCTGGAGCATAGATGCCAGATGTAATTGTTCCGGCAGAAACTGTATTGACAGTTGTTCCGTCAGTAGTATCTACATTACTACCAGAAATACTGAATGATGAACCAACTCTTGTTGCTGTCGATCTAGCAGCATCAACGGTTAATTGAACGCTAGAAGCATGTTTGGTGACAAGACCACCCGCATATGCTGGAGAAGTAAATAACAATAATCCAAGTAATATTAGGGTTTTCTTCATAGAACTAAGCACGGATCTTACCTTTATTTAGTTGATAGATGTATGATATAAATAAAATCAAATTACAAAAATTTGAAAATAGTAATGACTGAACAACAACAACATCTATCTAGTTTGCTACAACAAGCACGATCTTTACAGAATGAGTTGGATAATCTTCAAAGTGCTACTGCATCTAAAAGAGAAGTATTTTGGAAAATTCAAGGTGCAATTGAATATCTCACACAAACAGGTGTAACACTTCCAGAACCTACAGCGCCAGAAGAGGCAGTAGAAGAAGCACCTGCAGAAGAGGCTTGACTCCCTGACTAAGACGGTTTATAATATCTGAGTCGAGAGGGGAACCGAACGGAACTTCGTTCTGAGCAACTCCTTTGGAGTTGTCTGGACCCCTCTTTACCCTTGACTCAATAGCTCAGTGGATTAGAGCAACTCTCTTCTAAAGAGTCGGTCGTAGGTTCGAATCCTACTTGAGTCGTTGGGTAAACTTACCCATACTTTTCGTTTCTTTTGATTATGCCAGATCCAAGGGATTCAAATTTGCCTGAACCTCTACAGCATGTGGAACGTGATTGGTATAAGTATCGTCATGGTGGTCTTGAAGTCAAGTCTGTAAATATTCTCCGACTCATTAGTGAGTTAGAGGGTTCTTACCAATTGTGTAAGTATATGGCATTTGATGACGACATGGAGATTCTTGAAGAAATGAAATCGAGATACTATAAAATGTATTTCAGACTTTCCAAGCAAGAAAAATCCTTGCTTGACTGAGTATTCCCGTTTAGCTCAGTTGGTAGTAGCGTTTGACTGTTAATCAAAATGTCGCTGGTTCGAGCCCAGCAACGGGAGTTATCGGTATAAATAAAAAAAGTTATACCGATAATAATGGCAAAGATAGAAACCAGAACTTACGCCGAAAGAAAAGCAAAAGATCCTGAATGGGCGAAAAAAATGTCTGAAAGGACATCTGCGACCAGAAGGAAGAATGTAGCGATTCTAAAAGAGGAAGCAGGAAACTGTTGCTCTCGGTGTGGTTATGATAAATGTCTTGCCGCATTAGAATTTCATCATACTGACCCAACTGCAAAGGAAGGTGGTATAATAGGTTCTACTGCTTCTCTTGCTAAACAACGAGCAGAAGCAGAAAAGTGTATTCTCGTTTGTGCTAACTGCCATAGAGAAATACACAACCCGCCCCTGTAGCACAACGGTAGTGCATCTCACTTGTAATGAGAAGGTTGCTGGTTCGAATCCAGTCAGTGGCTTGACAAGATTACAATCTTGTCTTATAATCCCTTCCGTGTGAAAGATGCGTTGAGGAGAGAAATCTCCTCGCCCCTTTGCGAAATTGGTGTAGTGGTAACATCCCATCCTTCCAAGTTGGTGTCACGGGTTCGAATCCCGTATTTCGCTTTCGGGAAACCGAATCTCCCGAAACTGTATAAATAATAGACCTTTTGTTTATTTTTGTAACAAAAGGCAACACAGAACCAAGTCGAGGTTCTTAACATCTGTGGGTAACCATTCCACAAGTAAAAAACGAGGTATCTAAAATGATTAAATCTGTAATCGCAGCTGCTGCTGCAACTCCTTTCCTGGCTTCTGCTGCCCTTGCAGGTCCTTATGTTAATGTCGAAACCAACGCTGGTTGGTCCGGTGCTGACTATGGCGGTGCTGCAACTGATCTGCATCTTGGTTTTGAAGGTAGCGAAGGCGTTCTGGGTTATTACATCCAGGGCGGTCCTGCTTTCCTGACTCCTGATGGTGGCGATAGCGAAACCGTCTTCACAGGTAAGGTAGGCGCTTCTGTTGCCGCTACCCAGAACCTGGGTGTATATGGCGAGTTCTCCATGGCAACTGCTGCTGATGGCGGTGACAATGGTTATGGTGGCAAACTGGGCGTTAAGTATAAGTTCTGATATTAATATCAGGTAATTCTAACCTCCTCTTAAAGGGGAGGTTTTTTTATGGTTAAAATTAAGTTAACCTTGCTTAAATACAGAGATTTGTTCTTTAATTGACCTTAACTACAATATCAAAATTTTTTGATATAATATGTGGGTCTTCAACGGACAAACTCGAAAACACTAGAAAAGGAAATTTCAAATGAAAGCAATCGCTCTTGCCGCACTGGCAATTCCTATGGTGACGGCACCTGCCCTTGCTGGCCCCTATGTGTCCACCAAGTCTGAATTTAAGTTCTCTGATGAGAATTATAAAGAAGCAGTCAATCAGGCACGTCTGGGTTATGACTGGAAAGTTGGTGCTCTGAAGCCCTACGTTGAAGTTGGTGGTGGTGCTAAGACTCCTGACGGTGGTGACTCCAAAGGATTCACTGCTGCTGAACTTGGAACCGCTATTGCACTGACTAATAAACTTTCTGCAAAAGCAAAGGCAGAGTTCATCAATCTTTCTGACAAGACTGATTGGAAGGTTGAGATTGGCACTAAGTACAAGTTCTGATAGAGGATATAAATGAAACTCAAACCCATGCAAAAGACTCTGGCAATTGTTGTTGGAGCAACCGTAGTTGGTGGTGGTATTCTTGCTGCTTGCTCACCTAATGAGCAAGCATCTAAGAAATTTACTTTGAATGGTGCTGGTGCTACGTTCCCCGCAATGTTGTATCAAAACTGGACACAATCCTTTGCTCAGGATACTGGTAATCAAGTAAACTATCAAGCAGTTGGTAGTGGTGCTGGTGTTCGTCAGTTCAAGGCAAAGACCGTTGATTTCGGTGCCTCTGATGGTGCCGTAAGTGATGCTAAGCAACCTGCTGAAGGTATGGTTCACATCCCCATGACCGGTGGTGCTATTGTTCCTGCCTACAATCTGCCTGGTTGTGATGCCAAGATGACACAGACGCAACTTGCTGATGTGTTCCTTGGCAAGATCACTAACTGGTCCACTTTTGGGTGTGCAGATAAGCAAATTGCTACTGTTCATCGTTCTGATGGTTCTGGTACTACCAAAGGTTTCACCAACTCTCTGTCCGCATTCTCTCCTGAGTGGAAAGAAAAGGTCGGCACTGGTAAATCTGTAATGTGGCCAGTTGGTGTTGGTGCCAAGGGTAACTCTGGTGTTGCTGCACAGATTAAGAATACTCCTGGTGCTATTGGTTATGTGAACTATGGTTATGTGAAGACAGGTCTGCAACAAGTTGCTATCCAAAATAAGGCAGGTAATTATGTCACAGCATCTGCTGAAACTGCTTCTGCAGGACTTGGCAAAATTGTTCTTGACTCTCAGTTGCGTGGCGCTGACGCTAACCCCGCAGGTGAAAATGCTTATCCTATCGTCTCCCTGACTTGGATTCTTGCATATCCTGAGTATGAGAAGAATGAAGATGTAAAGACTATGCTTCGTTACATGCTGACTCCTACTCAGCAACAGAAGGCAGACTCTCTTGGTTATGTTCCTCTTCCCGAAGAACTTCGTCAAAAAGCACTTGCTGCTGTTGAAACTCTGAAGTAATTCTGCTATAATACGGGGGATTTTTATCCCCCCCTTTTTTATGGTTCCATTTTATATTGATATCAATTACCAAAAGGTAGAAGTTCCACAAGAGATTCTTCTCTATTGTGACTACTTTACTGTTGATGCAAAACGTGAAGATCTTCGTTATCTTGATTGCGTTTATATGAATATGGGAATTTATGGAAATATTCCAGAACAAATGAGAGAAATGCGTCGTAGATATGGGTATCAAGTTCGACCCATATTTGAGTGATATATAATACAGAATTTCAGATATTGTGAATATAAAACTTTGGTATTCAAAAGGAATGGGACAGTGGCGTTGGACACTCACAGAACAGTGGGGAAATGGCAACGTGCATAAAGAACAACATTCTGGTCAACAACCATTTCTAAGAGATGCCATGGAAGATGTTGCCAATACTGTAGAGTATATGCTACAATGTAGAGATAAGGGCGATTAGCGCAGCGGTAGCGCATCTGCTTTACACGCAGTTGGTCATTGGTTCGAATCCGATATTGCCCATTATAAATAACATGACAATGAGTAGTTTATCTTGTCATGGAAAGAGTTAAAATAAGATGTAAAGTCTGTAATAGAGAGTTAGAAGGTCTTCCAAGTAAGTCAGTATCATGTGGTTGTTCAAATATGACAACCATTCGTGGAGATAAAATCTCTGCTGTTGACTTATCGCAGGTTGTTATGCTAAACTCTTATAGGTCAGAAACTAAAAAAGGATTTTTGACTAGCGAAGATATTGCCTGGCAAGAGGCAAGAAGACAACGCAAAGTTCGTAAACTCGATTTTGAGGTTCGTTAGGAAGGTCAAGCCGATAGGTGACGGCAGCTGTCTTGAAAACAGTCGAGGTGTTAAATCCCTTAGGCGTTCGATTCGCCTACCTTCCGTTTAAATCTTAATATTTTCTTCAACACTTTGTGTATTTCAACACAAAGTTGACGTTTTCAAACTTCAAACTATTATATCTAGTGTATAGTTTGGGGGGAAATGTATGGATGATCACACCTATAATAATTGGGTGAAAGTTAAAGCAACATTTGAAGCATCAGGTAATATTGATAACATATTTTACAAAAGAGCATGTGAAATTGTTAAAACTAAAAAAGATCCTCTTGCAAAATATCTTGGAGATGAAAAATGAGGTCACCATGTTAGGTAATGTCTTATTGTGGGTAGCAATTCCTTTTGTCTTATCTACAATATTTTTTGGTTTCTTTAAAGGAGAAACTCAGTACTACAATTCAGATAAGTACAAAGGAAATGGAACCGCACATTAAAAGTCGGTATCATTTTGCATTAGCATCTTTTGCAAGAATGTTTACTCCTCCCAAAGTTGACCAAAGAATGTTTAATTTTTGTCGTGAGTGGTCTTATGGAGAAGGAGAAGCACCATTAGGAAGTTTAGTAGAGGTAGATAACTACTTCAGACACTTATGGTATCGTACCTATTAATTTCAGGTTTTTTCATATCATTTGGTTTATTTCTGTTCATACTTTCGGTTTTTTCAGAATAATGGAATCAGTAATCTTATTTGCCTGTTTTTTACCTTTGGCAATCATCTACATAGTAATGAAGTTAGCGGTATGGTTGTCCGCAGTAAATGCCGAAAAAGAATATGTCAGAAAAGAACCATCTAGAGAACGAGGACCCTATTTGGAAAACGTATATGCTGACGTTGATGAAGAGGAAGAGGAATATGGAAATCGCACAGATTATCGATAAGGCACTTGAAGAACATTATTCATCATTGGGATTACCAGTTCCAAATTGGAAAAGATCAGATCCTGATTGGTGGATTAATTATTTAAAAAATTTAAAAATAGATCCTAAAAATCCATGAAACTTTTATTAAGTAGTGTAGTAATTTGGAGTTTAATTATTACACTAATAATCTGGGGTTTAAATAACGCTTATCCACAATGATACAATTAGTAAGAACCATCATAAATAATGATTATTCCTTCGGGTTCCTTTGCTTCCTCTTGACAATGGGACCATTTATAGGTATAATGCTCATACATCCAAAAGAGGATAGATGAAATTCCTTTTATAAATATTTGGGAATATTCCTAATACTCCCAAAATGGAAACCAGAACTTGTAAAAAATGTGGTGTTGAACATCATTTAGACTTGTCTAATTTTCCAAGTGCTGGTAAAATAAAAGGAGTTCAATACTACCGTCACAAGTGCATTCCTTGCTATTCTAAACAGAAAGGTAAGGAAGCAGGAAAGAGGGTAGATAAATTCAGGGAATATAAAAAGACCCTGAAATGTAATCGTTGTGGATATGATGATTACAGGGCATTAGAGTTCCACCATACAGACGATAACAAAGAGGGAAACCCAAGTGTTGTTGCAAGACAAAAGTCTTGGGGAAATGTTATAGAGGAACTCAATAAATGCGAAGTCTTGTGTTCCAATTGTCATAGGATAGAACACTTTCACTACCGGAGTATCGCCTAACTTGGTCATGGCACCGCTTTTGGGAAGCGGAATAATCTCAGTTCAAATCTGAGTACTCCGATTGCCAGTTTCACGACTGGCACACTTGACTAAATACCTATCAAACCTTATAATAATTGGGTAAACAACACAGACAATGGCACTGACTGAAAAGTTCAAGAAAGATGTCAGCACTCTTCGAGCTGCTTCTAAAGGAGATTTTTTTCTGGATGTAAAGAATCCGAAACTTTACAAAAAACTTTTTCGATATTATAAAAATGAAGGAGTGATTTTTTCTGGTGATCCACTTGATGATTACGAAATGATCATGGAATATGTTTCTCAAGATCTTGAATATGTAGAAGTTATGTAATGCAAGAGTTTTCAATTGATGTTAATTACCCATCTTTTATATCTGGATGGGTAATTGATGAAAATATTTGTGATCAAGTAATTGACTTTTTTAAAGAAGATAATTACTTTCCACGTAATCCTGGAATGACAACAGCTGGTCTGAATAAAGAAGTTAAAGATTCTATTGATAAAGTTATTTCAAATAATACTCATGATATGAGAATGAGTAATTATTTTACTTGCCTTTCTCAAGTTCTTAGTCTTTATCTTGATAAGTATCAATTCTCTAATAGCACCGTTTCGTCATTTTGTATTACTGAAACAGTTAACATACAAATGTATAATCCTGGTGGAGGATTTAAGTCTTTTCATACTGAAAGAGATGGAAGTATTCAAGCTATGAATAGACATCTAGCTTTTATGACTTATTTGAATGATGTAAATGACGGTGGAGAAACTGAATGGTATTATCAACAAATCAAAATTAAACCTAAAAAAGGATTAACATTATTTTGGCCAGTTGACTGGACTCATACACACAGAGGAATACCATCACCTACGGAAGAAAAATATATAATAACAGGATGGTATAGTTTTAAATAAAATCGTCACGGATGGACGTTAACAGCACTGGTCGGGAACCCCCCCCTTCAAGTCATGGAGAGACTTTAAAAATACTGGTGGAGTCATATGACCCTCTATGGTTTCTTGTTTCCTAAAAACAAGTGGTGCGGATGGAGGTAACTCCCGCCTGGTTTCTTGTTTCCAGTTAAAGAACAAGTGGCGAGCCTGAATAATACTTAGACGGTTGACAACAACCGTCTTTTTTAGTATGATATATACAAAAGAATTAATATCTTTATGCCTCAATATGTCAAAAAAGCACTTATATTGGGTGCTGGTGGATTTATTGGAAGTCACATGGTCAAAAGACTCAAGTCTGAAGGATATTGGGTTCGTGGTGTAGATCTTAAAAGACCGGAATTTTCTGAAACTAAAGCAGACGAATTTATTCAAGGAGATTTACGTGATGTAGATTTTGTTCGTCGAGTTTTAGAATATAAGGGAGATCGAGGTAACTTCTACCATTCGGTTCCTTATCGTTATATTCAATGTTTTGATGAGATCTATCAGTTTGCTGCTGATATGGGTGGAGCAGGTTTCGTTTTTACTGGCGAAAACGATGCTGATATTATGCACAATTCAGTTACTATTAATCTGAATGTGCTTGAATGTCAGCGCAAGATGAATGAAGAAAAGGGTAAAAATACTACCAAGATCTTCTACTCTGGATCTGCTTGTATGTATCCTGAGCATAATCAACTCGATCCTGATAACCCAGATTGCCGTGAAGAATCCGCATATCCCGCAAATCCAGATTCGGAATATGGATGGGAAAAACTTTTCTCAGAGCGTCTATACTTTGCCTACAATCGTAACTACGGTATTCCTGTACGTGTTGCTCGCTATCATAATATCTTTGGTCCGGAAGGCACCTGGGACGGTGGAAGAGAGAAAGCACCAGCTGCAATCTGCCGCAAAGTTGCTCTCCTCCCGGAGTCAGGTGGATCTATCGAAGTGTGGGGAGACGGTCTACAAACTCGTTCCTTCCTGTACATTGATGAATGCATCGAAGCAACTAGAAGATTGATGGATAGCGACTTCATGGGACCTGTGAATATCGGTTCTGAAGAAATGGTCACTATCAATCAATTGGTAGATACTGCTGCTAAAGTTGCTGGTAAGACTGTAGAGAAAAACCATATTGATGGTCCTCTTGGTGTTCGTGGTCGTAACTCTAATAATGATTTGATTAGAGAAAAACTTGGTTGGGATTATTCACAGACACTAGAAGAAGGCATTCGTAAAACATACGAGTGGATTAACATACAGATTGAAAAACGATGATTTTTTATGTTCGCCTTCAGGGAGGTATGGGAAATCAAATGTTCCAATATGCTGCTGCTCTTTCTACTCTAAAAGAACATTCAGAGTTTAAAAATTTTAAGATCGATACTTCTTTCTATCGTGGTCAAGAAAGAAAGGTGATTAAAAAAGGATTGACTGGTCGTGGTTATGATCTAAATCTTTTTAATGTTGATCGTGAACTTGAGGATGCTCCTGAAGGTGCGGTATTACTGGAAGGTTGGTTTCAGAACTATAATGAGTTTAAAGTTGTAGAAAATGAGATCAGGAAACAATTTGAATTTAAGATCAAATTTAATTTACATATTGAAGAGAAAAGACAGGAGATTCTTTCACAAGAAAACTCTGTAAGTATACATGTTCGTAGGGGAGACTTTATCAATAATCCTACTGCATTTAAACATAACTATCATATGGGCACTGATTACTATCAGAAATCTATGGAAATTTTGGAGGATAAATATGACACACTTACTTATTATGTTTTCTCTGAAGACATTGAATGGTGTAAAAAAAATATAAAAAATGACAAACAAGAAGTTGTTTATATTGGTAGTGCATATGATGGTCAACAAGATTCTGGTCATATGTATTTGATGAGATCATGTAAAAATCATATCATTGCCAATAGCACATATAGTTGGTGGTCGGCTTTTCTTTCAAATACTAATACTGTTATTGGACCATCCAAATGGTTTACTAATGGAACTGGATCTGATATTATGTTAGACAATTGGATTATAATATGAACATTACTATAAACTAGTATTGGTGATATTATCTCTAAAGTTTTTAATAAAATAAAAAGGAGTATGTAAGTGACAAAAGTTAGTACTATCACACCATGTTATAACATGAAGAAGTACATGGGTGGTTTCCTGAAAAATCTTAGGATTCAAACTCATAAAGATTTGGAGATTGTTATTGATCATAATGATCCTGATCCAAAGGAGATTGAACTTATTAATAGACACAATGAAAAGTATAACAATGTAATACACATCAAAGTAGAAGATGGTGTTGATCCAATTGGTATTTCAATGAATCGTTGTATTGAATATGCATCTGGCGATTACCTTTGTATCTGGAACGTAGATGATCTTAGAACTCCTGAGTCTATTGAGATCATGGCTAGTACACTAGATGAGAATCCTGATGTGGGATTTGTTTATGGTAACTTTGAGATTGTCGATCAGTTTGAAACATTCGATGGTAGATTGGTAGACGAGACAGGTAAAGAAGAATACCTTACAAAGGGTATGATCCTTGGTCCTTTCTTTATGTTTAGAAAGTCTTGTATTGAAACCTCTGGTGTCTTTGATGAACAACTTGTTTCTGGTGCAGACTTTGATTTTGCTTTGAGATTAGCTTACAATCACAAAGGTCTACACATTCCTGAGGTATTGGGATACTATCTTGATGAAGGACTTGGAGCAAGTACTCGTCCAAATAGTAAACAACCTCTTGAGAGAACTGTTATTGAACTTCGCTATGGATTAAATGTTCTAGAACCTCATTTGATTCCTGAAGCAGAAAAGTATGATGTGGAAAATATCATCGTTGACAATGTTAAAACCCCTGCTCTGAGTTATAAAAAATGAAATTAGATCAATTAAAATCCATAGTTTCGAGTTCTGAATCTAATCCATATATTTCATGGAATGATCCTAGTCTACTTGAAAAAGTAAAAAATAATTCAGTTTTTAACAGCATCATCAACAACAATGAAAATATCTCTGGATATTTTAAATTGCTTCATAGTCTTACTAAAGAAATTGACGGTATTATTGTTGAATGTGGAAATAGAGAGGGATTGGGTATTATTTCTGTCTATGATGCCTTAAAAGAAAATAGTAAATTTTATACCCTTGATATTGTTGATGATGTTAGATTTGTTACTGACAAAATCAAGAATGATAATAGAGTTTATATTATGAATAATTTCGATAGTCTTGATGCTGAGAAAGTAAAAGATAATTTTGATAAGAAAAGTATATCAATGATATTTTTTGATACAATTCATACTTATGAACAATTGTCTAAAGAGTATGAAGTTTGGCATCCATACATGAAAGATGATTGTATAATGTTGGTTGATGATATTCGTGATTATGCTCCTGGCAGATCAAAATGGAAATTCCATCAAGAATTGGATTGGTCTTACAAAAAAGATGTAGGAGATTGGGCACACAAAGATACTGGATTTGGAGTTTACTTTAAATGAAAGTTATAGGAATTCTACCTTTTAAAAACGAAGAACAATATCTTCCAACATATCTTTCTAATGTTCAACCAATCTGTGATGAGATTATTGCGGTTGATGATCACTCAACAGATAATTCTCGCCAGATCATGGAAGATGCTGGTGTGATTGTGAAGGGGTATGAGGATACCGAAAACCTTAAGGGTGGTTGGACTTGTGGACTAATTCGTCAACACTTGTTTAACTATGCTAGAGAGGCAGGTGGAACACACTTTGTTTGCCTGGATGCTGACGAAACGTTTACTTCAAACTTTGTTCCGATTGCTAGAGATATTATGTCTCAACTCAATCCAGGAGAAAAAGTTTATATGCAGTGGTTAGCATTGTGGAAGAGTTGCACTCACTATCGTGATGATCATACCGTATGGAGTCGTAACTTCAAAGATTTCATTGTTGCCGATCATCCAGATCTAAATTACTCATACAACTATATGTGTGAAGGCAGAACCATCGGAATAAACAATAATGATACTCTTCGTCGATTAAAAGTTGAGCACGGTGCCGTTCTACACTACCAGTTCTCATATTTTAATAACTTCTTATTGAAGCAGGCATGGTGTCAAGTTGGTGAATTAGTCCAGCAGGGACCTGGTGCTCTGGGTGCTATTAATGCCAAATATCAAATCTGCTATCAGGATCAAAATGTTGGTATGAGAGAAATGCCAAAAGAATGGATTGAAGGTATTCCAACTCCAAATATTCCTAACTTTGATCCAGAATGGAATGATGACAATTTTTTAAGAAAAAATCTTTTACCAGATATTATTAAACACTTTGAGACATATGGTGCTGATTATTTTTCTGGTCTGAACATTTGGCAGATTCCACAACTTGTAGAATGGAGAGAAAAAAATGCATAATTTTTCTTACGGATATGAAGAACCTAATAGAGATGAATTAAATCAATTCCTCACTAAAAAAAGAAAGGATGGTAACTTTAAAGTTCTTGATGTTGGTGGTGCAGTTGGACCCTGGTTCTGGAAAAATACTGATGTTATAATGGACTTTGTTTGTCCAAAAGGATTTGATGGACAATATATTGAAGGTAATATAACGCAACCAGAAGGTTGGGAACAAATTTTTACTTGGGTTAAGGATAACAAAAAGTTTGATTTTGTTATCTGTCGTCAAACTCTTGAAGATATCAGTCATCCAGAGTTTGTTGTAAATCAACTTCAGAAGGTTGCTAAAGCAGGATGGATTGGAGTTCCAAGTAAACAAATGGAACTCATGCGTGGATGGTATCCAGAAATCCCACAAACTAGAGGTCTACATCATCATCGATGGATTTATGTAACTAAAAATGGTCGTTGGTATGGATTGCCTAAAATGGGGTGGACTGACTCCATTCCCGATTCTAATTTGACGCAAGTAATTTGTCCTGGTAATCCTAAAGGTTATGAGTTGAGTTTTTATTGGGAAAAGGAGATTGATGTGTTTTGGGTTCTTCCCTTTACTGATAATCTTCCAGATGATTATGGTGATGATTTTGTCCGCCACTGTTTGCAAGATGTCAAGCATCCATGGGATCTTTGGGTTAAAATGTTGAATGAGTCTGACTGATGATTAAAATTGCTTTCGTTAAGTTTGGTGGAATGGCAATTGGTGGAACAGAAAAAGTTCTTCAAACAATTGCCTCAGAGTTGCCAAAAGATAGGTTTCAAGTAGATTATTACTATTGTGATGCTGCTCCTTATATTGGATCTGATTTTAAACATATCGATACGGATCCAAGTAGAGTGGAGTATTGTAAGAATAATGGAGTCAAACTAATCAAGTTTAATGTTCAGTTTAAGAATGTAACTACTCCAACACATGATTGGGTTAATACAAACTTTTGGGATGTATTTGATGAAGATGCTTATGATGTAATTGTAAGTGGAAGAGCAGGACATCCAGAGTATCCTTTTTACTTAATTAAAAATACACCAATTGTTGATACCATTCACCTTGCAGGAATGGCAGAAAACAAACCAAACGTATATAAAACGATTCTTATCTCGAACGAGCAAAGAGAACGTTGGATAGGTGCTGGTGGACCTAGAAATAAGTCAATGATTATTCCAAACCCAGTTTATGTTCCAGAGACAAAAGAAAAATATTCTTATCCTCAGAAGTTTACTTTTGGACTTCACCAAAGAAACGATGATGGTATTTTTTCTCCAATCCCTTTAGAAGCATATAAAGAGGTTGAAAGTTCTGAGACGATGTTCTTACTTCTTGGTGGAAGTGAACGATATAAGCAACAGGCACAGTCTTTAGGTATTAAGAACATTGAATTTCTACCAACAACTGCAGATCTTTTGGATGTCCATAAGTTTTTGAATACATTATCTGTTTATGCACATGGCAGAGCAGATGGTGAACAGTGTTCTTGTGCTATTATAGAAGCAATGTCTCATGGAATTCCAATGATTAGTCATGTTGCTCCAAGTATGGGACAGGCAGAACAAATTGCTGATGGTGGTGCCATTGTTAGTAATTCTAGTGAGTATGCTGATGTGATGAGGCGTTTAATCAGCGACTCTAAATATTATAAAATTTGTTGTAATAATTCAATGAGCAGATATAATTCAGTCTATTCTTTGAATTCTGTTATGGCAAAATATATTAAATTGTTTGAGGAAATTGTAAATGTCTAGGTTGCTATCATATGAAAATCACAATAGTGAATACATTCAAGACAATGCTTTCGAAAGAGAAAAGAGAGCACATGATTTAAAAAATGAAGATAATTTCAAGTTTCTTTATCAAGACGATGTTCCACATGGTGATGTTTTAGATCAAACAGACTTTAAGTATTGTGTTGATATTGGTGCTGGAACTGGATGGTTTGCAAACTATCTTGTAGAAAAACGAGGATATAAAAAAGTATATGCAATAGAACCATCGGAAGCAGCACTTAAGATTGCTGAAGAGTTATACCCAGAGCAAACTGGTATTGATCTGATTGTTGGATTTGCAGAAGAAGAAATTCCAAAATTAAAGTTGAGATCAAAGGCATTGTTCTCAACTATGTGTGTCTTTGCTCATCTTACAGATGATGTTGTTGAAGAAATCTTAAAAGCAATTGATGGTGTATCTAAAAAAGGGTCAATATTAGTTTGTTCAGAGCCTTGGGGTGATGAGTATCACAGGGATTGTTGGCATGTTCGTTCTCCTTATTGGTGGTCTGAAATTATGCCAGATTGGGAATTTGAATTTTACTCTGATTATCGATTAAACGATCCATCTGGACGCTATAAGGGATTCATTGCCACTAAATCATGAAAGTCTTAATTACTGGTGGTGCTGGGTTTATTGGTTCTCACACCGCAGACCGCCTTCTTGGAATGGGATATGAAGTTCGTGTCCTTGATTATCTAACACAACCAGTTCATCCCGAAGGAAAGAAACCATCATACCTTGATCCTAGAATCGAATTTATTCAAGGTAATGTTACATCCAAAAGTGTTCTTTATGCAGCACTGGATGGAGTTGATGTAGTTTACCATCTTGCAGCATTTCAAGATTATCTTCCGCAGTTTTCTAAATTTGTTGACGTTAATATTAGATCGACAACGCTGATTTATGAACTGATTTATGAATTTAATCTACCAATCAAAAAAGTAATTGTTGCAAGTAGTCAGGCAGCACTTGGTGAAGGAGTTTATATTGATGCTATCGAGCAACAAATTCAACCTGACATGAGGTTGGAGGAAGATCTTCGTCGTGGTAGATGGGAACCTAGATGTCCAGAAGGTTATGAAGGACCTCTTGTGTGGGCACCAACTGATGAAACAAAAACCAACCCACAAAATCCATATGGGATGAGTAAAATATCCCAAGAGATGTTCGCACTGTTTCTTGGTAAGAGATATAATATTCCCACAGTTGCTTTGAGATATTCTATTGTTCAGGGATCACGTCAGAGTTTCTATAATGCTTATAGTGGTGCCTGTCGCATATTCTCACTGGCATTCCATCAAGGTAAAGAACCACCCATTTATGAGGATGGAAATCAAATTAGGGATTTTGTAAATATCCATGATGTAGTTGATGCAAACGTTCTTGTGCTTGAGGATGAGAGAGCAGATTATGAAATGTTCAATGTTGGGGGTGGCATTCCCATAACCGTTAAAAACTTTGCTAAGGTTGTTGCCGATGCTTATGGGTATACTGATTATGAACCAAAAGGTTGTGGAAAGTATCGCTTTGGTGATACCAGACACATTTTCTCTAATATTAATAAGTTGCGTAATCTTGGATGGGAACCAAAAAGAACAGTTCAAGATAGTGTGTTAGAATATAAGGAGTGGTTAGATACATCTGATTGTGTTGACGATATCGTCGAATATTGTTCAAAGAAAATGCAAGAACTGAATGTTGTGAGGAGTATCAATGCTTAATTTATTCTATGAGCAATCATATTGGGGTGGTGCATCGAGAATGAATGGGCCACAAAAAGTTGTGGTTAATTTACTCAAAAGTTTGGAACAAGAAAAAATTCCTTATACTATTAATGAAGAAAAGTATAAGTATAATTTTTTAATTCATTATGATTACACTGGTCATCTAAAGCATTCCAAACTAAAGTTGGATTATTGTTTTATTGGGCCACAAATTTGGTTTTTTGATCAGCACGTAAAAACTCTTCAACAAAATCCACATTATTACAAATCACTCATTGTTCCTTCTCAGTGGACTAAAGACCTTGCCATTGAGAAATTTAATTTTCCTGAAGAAAAAATTTCTACTTGGCCAGTTGGAATTGAAACAAAACCTTTTGAAAGAAACATCAAATATGATTGTTTAGTTTACTTTAAACGTAGAAGTGAAGATGAACTCAAGAAAGTAATTGAGTTTTTGGAAAGTAAAGGTCTTTCCTATAACGTAATCTCTTATGGATCTTATACTGAGGATCAACTTGAAAATCTTTGTGACCAATCAAGATTTTGTTTTCTTTTGAACGGAACAGAAAGTCAAGGTATTGCAGTTCAAGAAATCATGGCAAGAGATGTTCCAATGCTTGTTTGGGATGTAACACATTGGAATGATCAGGGACCAGAGTGGTCTTGTCATGCTACTTCAGTTCCTTATTGGTCAGATGAATGTGGTGAACGTTTCTTTAATGAGGCGGGAATAGAAGATGCGTATGAAAAATTATGTGGTAGAATGTATGAACCCGCAACTTTCGTAGAAAGAGAACTTTCTCTTAAAGCATCCGTAAACAAACTTCTTGATATTTTCAATGCTAATTAATTTTTCAAATCTATTTTCAAAATACAATATGGAGGTAAGTGGTGTTCTTCATATTGGAGCACATCATGGTGAAGAGATTGGTGATTATGTTAGAGAAGGTTTGAAGAATCTTGTGTTCTTTGAACCTCTTTCTGAGTCTCTGGAAATCTTAGAAAACAATTTATCCAAATATGCCAACGATGCAAACATTATTATCTTTCCTTTTGCCTTAGGAAATGAAGATAAAGAAGTTGAAATGTTTGTGAGTGATCATGCTGGTATGTGTAGTTCCGTTCTAAAACCAAAGATTGTTTTGGAACAATATCCTGGTATCAAGTTTCCGAAGAAAGAAACTGTTAAGATGATTCGTCTTGATGATGCCGAGATTGACTTTGAATGTAACATGATGAATATCGATGTTCAGGGTTATGAACTTGAAGTTCTGAAGGGAGCATCCGAAACACTCAATAAAATTGATTATGTCTACACAGAAATAAATAGGGCAGAAGTATATGAGAATGCTCCTCATGTTGATGAGTTGGATGCATTCTTATCTCCATACGGGTTTGTCAGAGTAGAAACTGACTGGTCTGGTGATACTTGGGGAGATGCTTTCTATATCAAGGAGAAATAAAATGTATACCATACCAGAGACTTGTCAGATTGATTGTCTGAATGACATCTATAACAAATATTTTGGGTATCCTTCTACTGGATATTTTGTAGAAGTTGGTGCCTATGATGGTGAGTTTGTTTCTAATACATCCTGCCTTGCTGATCACGGGTGGGAAGGATTGTATATTGAACCAATTTATAATCACTATCAAAAGTGTTTGAGGCGTCATGATGCCAATAATGTAACAGTTGCTAATGTTGCTATTGGATTGGAAGAAGGTGAAACTACCATTTATTATGGTGATACATTGACCACGTTGGATCCTGAACAGGTTAATAGGTACAGTGAGATTGATTGGGCACAGCACATTAGTTTTTCTGAAACTACTTGTGATCAAATGCGCTTGGATACTTTGATGGAAAAGATCGAGGTTCCCAAGAACTTTGATGTTCTGGTTGTTGATGTTGAAGGTAAAGAAGCAGAAGTATTTGAAACCTTTGATCTTGATGAATGGAAACCAAAGATGATCATTGTTGAACTTGAGGATGAGCATCCATCATTCCAAAAGTATCCAGAACTTCTTGAAAAGATTAAAACACTAAGAGGTTTCCTTCAAGAAAAGGGATATGTTGAAATCTTCAAGGATCATATCAATACAGTTCTAGTGAGAGAGGAATTTAAAAAGTGAAAATTTGTATCTTGACCATTGCCACAAACAAGTACCTTCAGTTTGTGGAAAAACTGTATACTGATATCTCTGAAAAGTTTCTTCCTGGTGCAGAGATTAATTGCCTTCTTTTTACTGACCATGAGATTGAAGAAGCAGGTGATAATGTTAGGGTTCATTACATTGATCATGAACCCTGGCCAATGCCCACTTTAAAGCGTTATAACTACTTTGTGAAGGAAAAGGATTTTATCCTGGAGCATGATTATTGCTTCTACTTCGATGCCGATATGCGGATTGATAATCCAGTTGGCGAAGAAGTTCTTGCTGATGGGGTTGTTGCCACAAAGCACCCATATCAATCATTCCATAGTGTGACTGATATGTCTTATGATCGCAACCCCGATTCACTGGCATACGTTCCTATGGGTGAAGGGAACACATACTTTGCTGGTGGTTTTAACGGTGGTAAAACGGAAAGTTTTATGGAGATGGCAGAAGTTATTGCCAATAATGTAAACAAAGATCTTGAGAAAGGTATTGTTGCACTCTGGCATGATGAAAGTCATATGAATCGTTATCTAATTGATAATCCTCCAGCATTAGAATTAACTCCTACTTATTGTTATGCTGAAGAATTCTATGGAACTAATTATCCATACGAACCCAAAATCATTGCTTTGAAGAAAAATCACAATGAACTTAGATCTTAGAGAAATTCCCTTTTACTACATTAATCTTGATGATGCAGTAGGAAGAAGAGAAAGAACCGAATCCCAGTTAACAGAACTGGGTATCAAAAGTATTACTAGAATTCCTGCCATTCGCCATACTTATGGTGCTGCTGGAACCCCTAGATCAATGCTCAAGGCATTAGAACAGGCACACAATGGTCAACCATTTGTATTGATGGAAGATGATGTTGCTGTTAAACGCTGGGAACCTATCATCGAAATTCCAGATGATTCCGATGCTTTTTATCTTGGTATTTCTGGGTGGGGAAGAATGAATTCCCATTCAGGACCCTTTGTTCAATGGGAAAATGTTACTGATGATATTCTTCGTGTTTATAACATGTTGAGTGGTCATGCGATCATGTATATTTCTGACCGCTATATTGACATAGCAAAGCGTATCGCCTATCATGCTGGATATAACATTGAGGATCATGTAGACATTGGATTTGCAGAGGTTCAGCGTTGGCATAATGTATATGCTTTTGATGATCCATATTTCTACCAAACAAGTTCTGGTGGAAATCAAACCGTAACTTATAGTCCACTCTCCGAACAAACATCGATGGAGTGTATTACCTATATGAAACCTTATTATCTACCACAAAGAGTTATTTAATGTATATTGCACATTGTCCTCTAAGAATCTCTCTGTTTGGGGGATCTACTGATAGTCCATATTTTGTTGAAAAATATGGGTATGGTTCTGTAATTAGTTTTGCATCTAATCTCAAAACCTATGTAACTGTTGGTAGAGATTTATTTGGTATTAATAATCTGGATCATAAGTATCGTTTGAATTATTCAAAGCGAGAAGATGTTCATACCATTCCAGAAATTAAGAATGAGGTGATACGTGTTGTTCTAGAACACTTTAATATTGATCCAGTACAAATTAATCTTTTTGGTGATGCTTATTCACAGGGTAGTGGATTAGCATCATCTTCTTCATATATTATTAGTCTTATTAAAGCAGCATCGATGCTTTGTGATAAGAAGATGTCTGAGGTTGAGATGTGTGCTCTGGCATATAACTTAGAAAGAAAGTTTAATCCATACTGTGGGTATCAAGATCCTTATGGGTGTGGAGTTGGTGGATTTAAAAGAATTGAATTCTATCCCAAAGATAGAGTTACCTATGATTATCTACCATCATCTTTCTTTGATCCATATGATATTCACCTTATCTTTACTGGAGTGACAAGAAACTCCAAAGGTGTTCTCAAAGATGTAAGTTGCAATCTTGATAAGGTTAAGAATCTTCTTCCTATCGTTGATGAAGCATATGATTCTATTGTTAATGAGAATCATATGCAAGTATTTGCTCTGATGAACGAATCGTGGGAACAGAAGAAAAAGACCAGTTCTATCATTACAGAGAATGAAACCATTCAAGAAATGGATTTTGAATTAAGTTTCAACAAAACTGTTTTATCGCATAAACTATGTGGTGCAGGTAATGGTGGGTTCTTCTTGACATTCTCTGAAAAAGGGCAGTTGAATATTCCATATCATTCTGTTAAAATAGAAGTATCGTCTCAAGGTGTATCGGGTCAAGAAGTATGAATCCGTTTTGCGAATATGTAGATGCACTTAAATGTGCTCACATGGAAAGTGAGTTTCAAAAATTTAAGGAAGCATTTGAGGAGCATAAAAGAATTATCATCCTAGGTAATGGTGGTAGCAATTCTGTTGCATCACATATCTCTCAGGATTATATGAAGTTTGGGAAGAAGAGAGTATCTATCTTTTCTGACCCATCTATGCTTACCATGCTTGCTAATGACTTTGGGTATGAAAATGCATATCTGAAGTTTTTGGAGTATCATGTTGAGAATGAAACGCTTGTTATTCTTATAAGTTCTGGTGGCGAATCTGAAAATATTATTAAGTGTCAAAAATATTGTGAAGAAAATGACATTGGATATGGTGTTCTCACTGGATTTTATCCGAATAATAGATTGAGAATAATGTCAAAGAAAGCACTATTTAACTATCATATATACAGCGAGTCTTATGGTGTTGTAGAATGTGTTCATCAAATTTTCCTCCATGGAGTAGTATGAAATATTGCTTTGATTTGGACGGAACTATTTGCAACACTCCTTGTGATCCAGATGGTCATGGTCAAAGATACTGGGATTCGACACCAATTCCTTTTATGGTAGAAACAGTTAATCGTCTTTATGATGAAGGAAATTATATTATTATCATGACTGCCAGAGGTAGAGGATCTGGTAAAGATTGGACAGAACTTACCACTAATAGTCTTAAAGAATGGGGAGTTAACTATCATGAACTTGAACCTATGTTTCATAAACCAACAGCAGATCTCTTTATTGATGATAAGGGGATTAATGTAGAAGATTGGAAAAAAAGTTTGCCAACTAAAAAAGGAATTATTGCGGGTGCATTTGATATTATTCACCCAGGATATGTTAGATTGTTTAAGGAAGCAAAAGAACATTGTAATCATCTTACAATAGCTCTTCATGAAGATCCTTCCATGGCAAGACCACACAAACTAAAACCTGTTCATAGTGTGGAGGAGAGAAAAGAAATACTTAAGTCTATTGAGTATATTGATGATATTGTAGTTTATCAAGCAGAAGAAACATTTTTAAGTTATCTTAAAAATTATGATATTCGATTTTTGGGAGATGACTATAGGGATGGTTCTTATACTGGTAAAGATAATCCTATAGATATTGTTTGGTTGGATAGATCTCATAATTATTCAACTACAAAATTAAAATTAAAAATTTATAATTCTATTCATGAGGTTTTATGATATGATTAAAAGTATTGTAACGGGTGGATGCGGATTTATTGGATCGCATCTTGTCAATCGACTTGTCGATTTGGGTCATGAAGTTGTAGTATTGGATAGGGTTCATCATTATAATCCCAATCCAAAAGCAACTTATTATCTTTATAATCTTTCTGAGAATTATACAAAGTATATTCATCTTTTTGAAAGTGTCAATAATGTTTTTCATTTAGCATCAGAAGTTTCTATACCTTATTGTGTAGAAAAACCAAATGAAAGTATGGCAAACAATATTTTGTCTACTATGAATGTTTTGGAATGTGCTAGAGTTCACAACATTGATAGGTTTGTATTTTCATCGACTTCTGCGGTTTATGGAAATACAATGTTTAATCCTAATTATGAGACTAATAGTGTTCAATGTTTGAATACTTATTCTATCTCTAAGTATTCTGGTGAACAACTTTGTAAGATGTATTATGAACTTTATGGTCTTAAGACAGTAATGTTTAGATACTTTAATGTGTTTGGTGAAGGGCAACATAAAACAGGGCAGTATGCTCCTGTAATGTCAATATTCAAAAGGCAGAAAGATAATAAAGAACCTCTAACAGTAGTAGAACCTGGATATCAAACCAGAGATTTTGTTCATGTCTCTGATGTTGTATATGCAAACATTCTTGCCTCACAGAGAGAACTTGAAAATTATGGTGAAATATTTAATATTGGAACAGGAATCGGAACAGAGATACAAGATGTCGCAGATTTAATTTCGGATTACCAAATTAAAATACCTCAAAGATCTGGAGAAGTTTTGCATTCTACTGCAAATATTGATAAGGCAAAAAGTATTTTGGGGTGGAAATGGAGTATAAATGTTATGGATTGGGTTAAAAGGAATTTAAAATGAAAGTAACTATTCTTGGATCAAGTGGTCAAATTGGGGCATATTTAACTGAGTATCTTCGTGGTAAAAATCATGAGGTAACTGAGTTTGATGTTGCTCGTCATCACGGTGAAGACCTTACGCAGATTCCAAATTATAATTTAGACCGTGTTATTAAGAATTCAGACTTTGTATTCTTTCTTGCTTTTGATGTTGGTGGTTCTCGATATCTAAAAAAATATCAACATACTTTTAAGTTTATTGATAATAATACTCGTATGATGGCGAATGTTTTTGGATTACTTCAAGAATATAATAAAAGATTTGTATTTGCATCATCTCAAATGAGTAACATGAGTTATTCTCCTTATGGAGTAATGAAACGTGTTGGTGAACTTTATACAAAATCACTCAATGGATTAATTGTAAAGTTTTGGAATGTATATGGAGTTGAAAAGGATTATGAAAAATCTCATGTAATTACAGATTTTATTCGTAGAGGATTTGAAGAAGGTCAATTTGAAATGCTAACTGACGGAACAGAAGAACGTCAGTTTTTATATGCTGAAGATTGTTGTGAAGCTCTTGAAGTGATTATGAATAATTACACAGATTTTACATCAGAGGATCAACTTCACATTACTTCTTTCAATTCAACTACAATTAAAAACATTGCTCATATTATTCAGGGTCAATTTAATTTGATTGGCAGACATGATGTTAAAATTATTCCAGGTGCTGCAAAAGATAGTGTTCAGATGGATAAGAGGAATGAAGCAGACTTATACATAACAAAATGGTGGATGCCAAAAACTACCATAGATAATGGAATTGCAAAAGTATTTGAGGAAATGAAACATGATTGGATTTAATCATATTGGAACAATGGGAAGATTTGGAAATCAAATGTTTCAATATGCAGCATTAAAGGGAATTGCTGCAAATCGAGGATTTGATTATACGATTCCTCCAGAAAAACCTGATGTTCAAATTGACAATTATGGGTTATTGGAAGCGTTTGAACTGAATACTAATAAAAATGTAGGATGGATTAATACTAAAAATTTAGTTCAAGAAAGACATTTTCATTTTGATGAATTCATATTTAATCAATGCCCAGATGAAGTAACTATTCATGGATTCTTTCAATCTGAAAAATATTTTAAACATATTGAGGGTGACATTAGAAAAGATTTTACTTTTAAAAATAACTGGCTAGAACCCTGTAAAGAGTTTCGAAAGCAACTAGGAGATGAAGTTATCTTCCTTCATGTTCGAAGAGGTGATCCGAATCTTGCTGATAAGAGAGGATTTAAGTGGGCTTATGTAAATCTTCAAAGCACTCATCCAGTGCAACCTTTGGAATATTATCAAAAAGCACTTGCAGAATTTGATGATAGTCTTCCTGTAGTTGTTTTTTCTGATGCTATTGATTGGTGTAAAGAACAAGAATTTTTTAAAAGTGATCGATTTATGTTCTCTGAGCCAGAAGATAAACATTCTGATGGCGCATTAGTTCCATATCTTGACTTATGCTTGATGTCTCTATGTGATCATGCTATTATTGCTAATAGTTCTATGTCATGGTGGGGTGCCTGGTTGATTCAAAATCCAAATAAAAAAGTCATAGCACCAAGTATGTGGTTTGGATCTGATTATGCTGACAAAGATACTAAAGACTTATATTGTGAGAATTGGAAGGTTATCTAATGGATAAGAACAAAGCAGTATTCAAACTTAAAGGTCTTCCTCCCGTATATTATTTGAATCTGGATGAACAACCAGAAAGAAAAGAATATATGGAAGGTCAATTTAAGTATTGGGAGATTGAAGACTATACTCGTATCTCTGCATATGATGGTAGAGATGGTAGAGATCTTGGAGATATATTGAAAGGTCGTTATCCAGATAATATGTCTTCCGGTGAAGTGGGATGTGTAACTTCACATCTTAAGGCACTTAAGTATTTTCTTGAAACCTCTGATGCTCCTTGTGCTCTTATCATGGAGGATGATTGTGATATTTCTACCGTTACATATTGGTCTTTTTCATGGAAAGATTTTTTCTGTAAAGTTCCTTATGATTATGATGTGGTTCAATTAGCAGTTATCAATCCAGCTCAAGTGCATCTAAAAATGCATCGCAGGTTTGTAAATGATTTTTCTACTGCATGTTATATGATTACACGTCGCCATGCACAAAAACTTATTGATCTTCATGTGCGTGGTGATAAGTATAAACTTGATAATGGAGTCAAACCCAGAGCAGTTGCCGATGATTTGATTTATAATTCAGGTAATACATTTGCTATTCCATTGTTTTTGTATAAAATTGAATTGGGTTCTTCAATTCATAATGAACATATTAATGTCTTTCATAAGTCAAGTTATGAAGGTTTATGGAATTTTTGGAAAAATGATGCTAATTTAATAAATGATTGGAATCCTATATTTGATTATGATCCATACTTTGGAACTTTGCCCCCAGGGTTTGAGGGTAAGTAATAATACTCATTATGTTATGGTATCCGAACAAAGAGGGGCTTGACCCCTCTTTCTTTTTGCTATATAATATTGTAACGTTTCTTCACAAAACTACAATGACTGTAACAACTAACGAGCGTGGGCAACAAAACATGTGGGCAATGGAACCCCGTATGTATATCTCGAAGGAAGATGCAGAGAAGTATGGTCTGGAAACTCATGCCGAGAAAGCGGAGCGTTTAAACGGACGCACTGCAATGATGGGATTTTTGGCCGCAATTATTTCATATGCATTGACAGGAAAACTTTTCTTTGGCATTATTTGAGTTTTAATTTTATATGCCATACATTATAAATAATATAAAATATATGTGTGGTATATGAAATCTCTTTACAACATCGGTGATAAAATACACCGACTTACTATCAAAGGAAAAACAGTTTGCACCACTCCAAGTGGAAGAAATCGTTCTCATTATATTTGTGAATGTGAATGTGGAAATGAAGTGAAGGTTGAGGGATATAACCTCAATAATGGTCGTTATAAATCCTGTGGATGTAAAAGAGCATCTGCTGGTGGAATATCAAACACAAAAAGATATAGAATGTGGAAATCTGCACAAGAGCGTGCTATTAAAAAAGGATTAGAATTTTCTATACGAGTGGAAGATATTGAAATACCAAAAACTTGCCCTTTATTGAACATAGCACTCATCGAAGGTGATAGAGAATGTACTCCTTCACTTGATAGAATTGATAGTAAAAAGGGATATACTCCAGACAATGTGTGGGTTATATCTCATAGAGCAAATCAAATAAAAAATGATGCTACACTTGAAGAATTAAAACTCATAACAGAAAACCTATCAAAAATAACTTGACAATGGCACCATATATCTTTACAATAACGAGTGTTGCCTTCTTCGTATTGCTGGCACACTCTGTAAATCAATTAGCAAAGACCTACTAAAAAGAAATGACTTTCAATGTTACTTTCCGCTCTCCCGACAATACCGAAACCACTATCCAAGTTCCTGACGATCAATACATTCTTGATGCAGCAGAAGAACAAGGTGTTGACCTTCCTTACTCGTGCCGCGCAGGCGCTTGTTCATCGTGTGCGGGTAAACTGGTAAGTGGCAGTGTTGATCAAGGAGATCAATCTTTCCTTGATGATGAGCAACTCGCAGCAGGATTCGCACTTCTGTGTGTTTCCTATCCTACTTCCGATGTGGTTGTAGAAACCGAAAAAGAAGAAGCACTCTTCGACTAATGTTTGACAAATCTTTTCTTAAGGACGCAAAGAGTTCTGTTGTTGCCATAGTATATTCTTTCGGAATTATTATTGGCGTATCAGTTTCTTTTAGTTATTTCGGAATACTTTATCAAGCAGCACAAGAACAAATTATTAAGGAGCAAGTCAATGAACGAAAAAGCAGAACGTATTAATGGTTGGGCAGCAATGATCGGTGTGATCGCCGCCATTGGATCCTATGCCCTTACCGGCCAACTGATCCCTGGAATTTGGTGATGTTGTTGGTCTCATCAATGTTAATAGGTGGGTTCATATTCTGGGCAGCATTTATGACAGATGACATCAACGATGATGATGACGATGATGATTTTCGTGGTGGAAAACTAATACCAATTTACAATAGAACAACAAAAAATTAAAATCAAATGTTAAAGAACCAGCACTTATCTGATTCTTTATAGGAATAAGTTACTATACTCCGTCATATATACATGACGGAGTTTTTTTATATGCCAAGAAATCAACTTACAAAAGATGAGATAAAGTGTTATGTTCTTAAGTTAAAGAGTCAGTTGTATCATGAGACATACACTGATGGAATTACTTTTTTGGCACACAAATATTTGGATAGGGTCTTGGATAAATTGGAAGAGTATAGGTCTTGACAAGCAGGGGATATTACGGTATATTAAGCAGGTCTTCGGAAAAACCGTCAAAACCTACCCAAATGGGAATCCCCAAACGAGGAGGTTGACAGATACGGAAATTCGGAGTATACTAAATAAATCAACAACGTTAAGGAATGTAACGTTCCTTAAGAAAAGTTGATCACTTGCTGAAATGGGTCTAACCACCTTACCGAGGCTAAGCAAGTAAAAGACGCCTCTTATATCCACACTGGAGGGTGGTGTGGAAATATCATATACTCGGTTCGTCCCCCCGAACTCTTACTAACCCTTTTTTCAAAAATGTCTGCTACTACACTTTCAAAACAACAACAATCAAATACTTGGGATCAATTCTGCCAGTGGGTCACTTCAACCGACAATCGTCTTTATGTTGGTTGGTTCGGCGTTCTGATGATTCCTTGCCTTCTTGCCGCAACTACTTGCTTCATCATTGCCTTTATCGGTGCTCCTCCTGTTGACATCGATGGCATCCGCGAACCAGTTGCCGGTTCACTCATGTATGGAAACAATATCATTTCTGGTGCTGTTGTTCCTTCATCCAATGCTATTGGATTGCACTTTTACCCCATTTGGGAAGCTGCCTCTCTTGATGAGTGGCTCTACAACGGTGGTCCTTTCCAACTCGTTGTCTTCCATTTCCTGATCGGTATTTACTGCTACATGGGTCGCGAGTGGGAACTCTCCTATCGTCTGGGTATGCGCCCCTGGATCATGGTTGCTTATAGCGCACCTGTTGCTGCTGCTTCTGCTGTCTTCCTCGTCTATCCTTTCGGTCAAGGTTCTTTCTCCGATGCTATGCCTCTTGGTATTTCTGGTACTTTTAACTACATGCTTGTATTCCAAGCAGAACACAATATCCTTATGCACCCGTTCCACATGCTCGGCGTTGCTGGGGTATTCGGTGGATCTCTTTTCTCTGCTATGCACGGAAGTCTGGTTACTTCTTCGTTGGTTCGTGAAACCACTGAGTCTGAGTCCCAGAACTATGGTTACAAGTTCGGTCAAGAAGAAGAGACCTACAACATCGTTGCCGCACACGGTTACTTCGGTCGCCTGATCTTCCAATACGCTTCCTTCAACAACTCCCGTTCGCTGCACTTCTTCCTCGCAGCATGGCCTGTTGTCGGTATCTGGTTCACTGCTCTTGGTGTTAGCACTATGGCTTTTAACCTCAACGGTCTGAATTTTAACCAGAGCATTCTGGATAGTCAGGGTCGTGTGGTTAATACTTGGGCTGATGTGCTGAACCGTGCTGGTCTTGGGATGGAGGTAATGCACGAGCGTTTTGTGAACGCATGGCGCTCGTTAAATCGGATGAATTGCTGGAACTCTCTTGTAGACAATCAGCAGCCAAGCCTTGCAAGCGTGTAAGGAAGGTTCAGAGACTAGGCGG